AATCATCGTTGTTGGGCGAGTATAAATAATAAAAATGATGAACTTTGGAAAATAAGTAAAGAATTATTTGAAAGTGATTGTGTTTTATTTTTTACAAGTATAAGGTGGGGTCAAGCAAATGGATTTTATCAAAAGTTAATTGAAAGATTAACTTGGATAGAAAATAGATTTCGTAGTTTAAGAGAAGGAAATATTGTAAAAAATATTGATGCTGGAGTTATAGCAGTCGGTCAAAACTGGAGAGGAAAACAAGTAGTTGATATTCAAAAAGAAGTGCTAGAATTTTATGGATTTAATACCCCAAGTGTGTTATATTGGAATTGGCAATATACAAAAGATGAAAATGATGAAACGCTCAGGTCTTATAAAAAGGCAATAACAGTTTTTGATAAAACATTTAAACCAAATACACATGATGAAATTTAATCAAATAATAAATAATTTAATGGAAGGTGGAGTGGGTGGTCATATGGATCACCCATTTGATTTTGCATCTACAGGTCGTGAATTAATTGACATTTTTAATAAAACTGTATTGTCGTTGGAAAAAAGTGATAGTGGGAGTGTAAAAATAGATGGTGTTAATTCTAGTATAAGATTAGTTGATGGCAAATTTGTAATGGATAGAGGCAGTGCTAAACCTCTAGATATTAAAGGAATGCGACCCGAAGATCTTTCAAGTAGATTTGCGCCAGGCCATGGATTTATAAAAATTGGCTCTAAAGTTATTAATATTTTTGACGAAGCAATTCCATCAACTACATCAGAATTGAAACAATTAGGATTATTAGATAACCCAAATATACTTCTAAACATAGAATATGTGGAAGGACAAACTAATGTAGTTGGGTATGATAATATTGGAAACTTTTTAGCAATTCATGGACTGAAAGAGATTAAACCTAAAACATTTGGCAAAGATGGTCGAATAAGAAGTAGAACTTCTGTAGAAATTCCGTATGATAAAAATGTTATGCAGTCATACGTAAACAAATTAAATGAAGTAGCTAAAAAACATGGATTTAAAGTTTTAGGGAGTGTTGATACTAAATTAAAAAGTAGGCCATCATTTAATAATGTGTTAAATCAAAAACTTACATTTTATCCAAATGAAATGCCAGTAACTAAAACATTGGGTGAATGGTTAAATGATGTTACAATACAAACACCGCTTATTACAAGAAAACAATTTTTAGAAGTTTTAAAAAGTAAAAATTTATCAAACGATTTTGATGAAAAAGATATTGATAAATTAATCAATGATTCTGTAGTTTATATTGCTACAGTTAAGATTGGGGACGAAATTTTAAAACAAGCAACGAGTGAAATAGGGGATTTATCGACTCATGAAGGAATAGTCATACGTGATACTAGTATTCATAATAATCCTTATAAAATTACAGGCAATTTTCTGATACGTGGCATGGGAAGTGAATTTGGGAAATAAAATAAATATCTATTAATAGTGTTATGAAAAAAGGAAAAAATAATTTAGATATTCTACGTGATTATGTAGAAGGAAATCGGCCATTTGTTCAAGTAGGTTACGATGGAAGCAGTTCTTGGAAAGATAGAAAAGAAGGCGAAGAATGGGAAGATAGTAAGGGTGTCCGATGGAAAAAAGAAAAGGGTATTAGAAAGCGGATATCCAAAAAATCTGTAATTATTAATGAAAAAAGGTGTAAGCTTTGCAATTGTGATGTTCGATGGGGAAATTATTTAGATGATAGAGTTTGGCCTAAAACACAATTATGTTATGATTGTTTCAATAAAGAAGAAACAAGAATGAAATTAGAAGGAACATGGGAGGTTTTTAATAAAATTCGTGATTTGAAAAATGCAAAGTCCGCAATGCTAGATCACAAAAAAAAGTTTGAAGATGCGAAGAAATGGGCAGAAGAAAATAAAGGTAAACCTCTAGAATTTGTCAATGAAGATGGATCTATAGAAAAATGGGAAAATGATAACAGCGCGGAAAAGATTTTAGAAGACGTTCTTTCAGACTTAAAAATTTTGAATGATAGGTTATCGCAAGTAGACACTATGCTTAAAGATTTAGAAAAGGAATATGAGTCAAAATCTAAGAGAAATAATAAAGAGTGAATATAAAAAGTGTTTAGAAAATCCTATATACTTCATGAAGAAGTATGTCAAAATACAACATCCTATTAAGGGAACATGTAATTTTGACTTGTTTCCATTTCAAGAAACAGCATTATCAAGTTTAGTTAATAATCCTTTAAATATTATTTTAAAAAGTCGTCAGATGGGTATATCCACTTTAACAGCTGCTTACAGCTTGTGGTTAATGACTTTTCATAATGATAAAAATATTCTTTGTATTAGTATTACGCAAGAAACTGCTAAAGAAATTGTTACAAAAGTTAGGTTTGCAAATGATAATTTGCCATCATGGTTAAAAGTTCAATGTATTGAAGATAATAGATTGAGCCTTAGATTAAAAAATGGGTCTCAGATAAAAGCTGTGTCTTCTGCTGGCACAGCTGGTCGTTCTGCTGCTCTATCTCTTCTTGTCATTGATGAAGCTGCTTTTATCGATGGTATTGAAGAAATATGGTTATCTGCTCAATATACCTTATCTACTGGTGGTAGAGCCATTGTGTTAAGTACACCGAATGGGGTAGGTAATTTCTTTCATAAAACGTGGGTAGGGGCAGAATCTGGTGATAATGGATTCAAAACAATAAGACTTCCATGGCATTTGCATCCAGAACGAGATCAAGCATGGCGTGATAGACAAACAGAATTATCTGGTGTAAAAGGCGCGGCACAAGAGTGTGATTGTGATTTTTCAACTTCTGGTAATCAAGTAGTTTCAGTAGATTTATTGGAATTTTATAATTCTACATATATAACTGAGCCAATTGAAAAAAGAGGAGCTGGTGATGATTTTTGGATATGGGAGAGACCCGATTATAGTAAAAACTATATTATAAGTGCTGACTGTGCTCGTGGTGATAGTAGTGATTATAGTGCATTTCAAATATTTGATGTTGAGAGTATGACACAAGTTGCTGAATATAAAGGGCAGATTACTACAAAAGATTATGGTAACATGTTGGTAGGTGTCGCGACAGAATATAATAATGCATTATTAGTTGTAGAAAATAACAACATAGGATGGGCTACTCTTCAACAAATTATTGATAGAGATTATAGAAATACTTTTTATAGCACACCAGATTTAAATATAGTTGATGTTGAACACAGTTATACTAATAAACTTAATCGTCAAGATAAAAAGTTAATAGCTGGATTTACAACTACAAATAAAAATAGACCTTTAATTATCAGTAATATGGAATCATGTTTTAGAGATAAATCTTTAATTATCAAATCTGTTCGACTGTATGAAGAATTAAATGTGTTTATTTGGAATGGAGCTAAAGCAGAAGCAATGAGAGGGTATAATGATGACTTAGTAATGTCATTAAGTATAGGTTTGTGGGTTCGAGACACAGCACTTAAATTAAGAAGTGAACAAATGGCTTATACAAAAAATATGTTGAGTGGAATAAAAAAAATAACAAGCAATGATCCGAGGCCAGGTCCACAAAATAAAATATTATCATCTCCTGAAGAAAACTGGTCTATGGAAGTTGATGGTAAAAAAGAGGACTTAAACTGGTTACTATAATACTTATATATAAGATAATACCGTATGGACGATAAATCATTTCAAGAATTAAAAAACAGATCATTATATGCTAAATTAAAAAGATTATTTAGCAATGATGTAGTTGTTCGAAACGTTGGTGGCAAGAAGTTAAAAGTTATTGACACCGATGAGATTTTTTATGCGACAGATCGTAATAGTTTAAGAGATAGATTTAATCGTCTAAGAACAACTTCTTACAATCAGTACACAAGAGATTATAATCTATCATATCAAAGTTCTAGGGTAGAATTGTTTCGTGATTATGATACAATGGACATGGACCCAATTCTTGCTGCGGCATTAGACATATATGCAGATGAATGTACTACAAGAAATGAGATGGGTGATGTGATAACTGTCAGAAGCACAAATGATGATATTAAATCTGTATTAAATAATTTGTTTTATGATATTTTAAATGTTGAATTTAATTTATGGTCATGGATTCGTAGTTTAGTTAAATATGGAGATTTCTATTTGAGACTTTATATAAGTCCAGAGTATGGGGTTTATATGGTTGAACCACTAAGCACTTATTATGTAACCCGTGTAGAAAATGCTCATCTAACTAATAAAAATTTTGTAAAATTTCAAGTCAACATGCCTTATGGTAATAAAATCGAAGATCTCGAAAACTACCAAATGGCTCATTTCAGATTGTTAAGTGATAGCAATTTTCTTCCATATGGTAAAAGTATGTTAGAAGGTGCTAGACGAGTTTGGAAACAATTAAGTCTAATGGAAGATGCGATGTTAATTCATCGTATTATGAGAGCTCCAGAAAAAAGAATTTTTAAAGTTGACATTGGTAATATTCCACCAAATGAAGTAGATAATCACATGGAGAGAATCATTAGTCAAATGAAAAAAACTCCATACCTTGATCAAAATACTGGTGATTATAATCTTCGTTTTAATTTACAAAATATGGTTGAAGACTTTTTCTTACCGGTTCGCGGTGGTGATAGTGGTACCTCTATAGATAATTTGCCAGGTTTAGAGTGGACAGGTACAGATGATATTGAATATCTTCGTAATAAAATGATGGCTGCTCTTAAAATACCTAAAGCATTTTTAGGATATGATGAAACAGTAAGCGGTAAAGCAACATTAGCAGCAGAAGATATTAGATTTGCTAGAACAATTCAAAGACTCCAAAGAATCGTTGTTAGTGAATTAAATAAAATAGCAGTTGTACATTTATATAGTCAAGGATATCGTGATGATGCTTTAGTTGACTTCAGTTTGGAATTAACAAATCCTTCTACAATCTTCGAAAAAGAAAAACTTGATGTCTGGAAGAGTAAAGTTGAAGTTGGTCGTGACATGCAACAAGAAAAACTCTTTAGTAAAAAATGGATTTACGAGAATGTATTTGGTATGTCTGATCAAGATATGATTACCATGCAAAAACAATTAGTAGATGATGCTAAGGGTATGTATCGATTTAAACAAATCGAGGACGAAGGTGATGATCCAGCACTTTCATTTTTAAAATCTAAAGGTGAAGAAGGTGGCGAAGGCGGCGAAGGAAATGAGGGTGGAGGAGATGAAGGCGCATTAGACGCTTTAGCTGGAGGAGGCGAAGCTGGCGACGAAGCTGGGGGAGATGAAGCTGGTGGTGAAGGTGGGGAAGAAGGTGGGGGAGAAGAAACGCCGGAAACAGGTGGTGAAGAGCCAACTTTAACCGAAAAAACTAAGTTAACAGCTCATGAACGTGAGGCTGCTAGGAAGAAGGAAAGAGATAGAGATAGGGATCAAACAGGGAGGAAAAATGCACGTGATTATAGATTTGGTGAAGATCCGTTGGGTACATTAGAATTAAATTCTGACGCTGATACTAGTGTGTCACACAAATATAAAGGTGGCTCTCCATTGTCTTTGGAGGGGTTATCAAATATGTTAAATGATCTTGAACAGCAAGAAAAAAACAAATCCGTATTGAATGAAGAAAAGTCAGGGTCTTACATGGATGAAATAAATATCAAAGAATAATCAAATACAGTGGATTTTTTATTTTTTTATTATATTTATAAATAATACAGTCGATATGCGAAAAAAAGCTAAACATTCGAAATTTAAAAACAGTGGGGTGCTGTTTGAGCTATTAACACGTCAAGTGACATCTGACATCTTGGCAGGTCGTGATGAATCTTTTACGAAAAATTTAATGTTCCGTTACTTTAATGAAAGCACCACATTAGGAAAAGAATTTCAACTTTACAATTTTATTGTAAATGAAACATCAAAAACACCAGATTCAGCGGATCGTATTTTAGATGTTGTACTACACACTCGTTCAAAATTAAATGAGCGAGATTTGGAAAAGCAAAAATATAATCTTATTAAAGAAATCAAAGAAAAATATAACATCGATGAATTTCTTAAAAATAAGATACCCAATTACAAACTTTACGCGTCAGTTTATAAATTATTTGAAGATCAATCTCAAGGTGATTCTAAATTTGATGTGAAAGAAGTAATTGAAGCTAAAGAGTGTGTTATTGAAAATTTAACCAAGGAAAGAAAGAATGATGATAAACCTATGGGAGTTTATAGTTCTCAACCGCCTGAAGTTAGATTGTTAGCATATAAATTTTTAATTGAAAATTTCAACAAAAAGTATTCTTCTTTATTAAAATCTCAGAAAGATTTATTGAAGCAATACATAACAAATGTTTCTAGTACTAGCAAATTCACCGAATACGTTAATAAAGAATATAGACGTGTATCCGAAGAATTGAAAGAGACAACTTCGTTTATTGATAATGATGTGATAAAAATCAAATTAAATGAGACTGTTTCTCAACTTTCTGGAAAAACTATTACAGGAATAGTTAAGGAAAACCAATTATCAGCACTTTTGAGTGCTTATGAATTAATTGAGGAAATCAACAGATTTAAAGATGAAAAGGTCTCTTCGTAAAGAATCTGTCGGTGAATTTAGAGATATTGTAAAAAAATATACTCAAAGTAACCATGACAGTGAATTGTCACGTGATGATAAAGAAAAATATCACATGTGGTTAGACTCCAATGCTGCTGAACTTTCTAAATTATCTCCAGATTTGGTTGATAAAATTAAGAAATTACTTGGAGACAAGATAAAAGAAGCTTCTACCAGTAGTGCTGCTGGAGCATATATGACTCCATTTGCTTTTTCCACAAGAGGACCTGGTAACGTTAGAGCAGCTACTCAATTAGGATTTAAACTTGCTAAACCTGTGAAAAAAAGTACTAAATACGCTTTGGAAAATCAATATTACAGCGAACCCGCGTACCAAACACCAGCTCAAGACATTGGATTAGTATCTACTTGGGAAGATGAAGATGGATTAGTGCAACATGGAGACCCAGAAATGGATCCAGGTTTGGATGGATATAAACAATGTGAGCTGCCATTTACTGAAAATATAAAGAAGGTACAGAAAATTGTAGAAGGTCTTGGTATATCTAGATTTTTAAATAACGAAAGAGAGGAAGTTGAGATAGAGGATGAAGAAAAGATAAAAATAAAAGAACCTGCTCAACAAACACCAACTCCTCCAATGAATGTTCAAACTTATGATGCTTTACCAGATTTTACTTCATTTGATGTAAAGCTTAAAAACAGTACTGAAAAATTAAAATTAGATCTGCAGAAAAAGATTCAGGATCAAATTTTAAATAAGAAGGTAGTGTTGCGTGGGTCAAAGGGATATAAACAGCCTGAAATGGATTATACTGTCAATGTGACGGGTGTGGCAATTGATTATTACTATGATAGATATGTTATTATTGTAGTCGGTAGAGAAGAAAACAAACAAAAGGTTGCGAAATTCTTTTTAAAGCCTGGTTATAAGATGAAAATTTTAGGACCAGCTGATGTTAAGCCGAAGGATAAATATCAAATTGCTAAATCTCAAGCATTAGTATCGACGGATAGTCCATCTACGGGTAATTCAAACGTTGTTACTTCAAATGAACCCGTATCTCAAAAACAACAACCGAATCCGCAACCCGATCAACAAACTGCGGATGATAATGTGGATTTAAATCTTACTTAATATAAAAATATATGAAAACTGTACTTATTGATGTATTACCATTTGAATTTAAAAAAACTTCGCTTAATGAATCATTGAGTGATGGAAAATTATTAGTGACCGGCGTATTACAACGTGCCGATCACAAAAATCAAAATGGTAGAGTGTATCCAGAGGACATCTTGAAAAGAGAGTCTGTAAAGTATATGGATAATTTTGTAAAACAACGACGAGCTATGGGTGAATTAGATCATCCAGAAAGTAGTGTAGTTAATCTTAAAAATGTCAGTCATAACATTATTGATATGGACTGGGACGGAAAAGATTTAGTTGGTACAGTTGAAATTTTACCTACACCAAGTGGTAACATTTTAAAAGATCTATTAAAAGCTGGAATTTTATTGGGAATAAGTAGTAGAGGGTTAGGAAGCGTTAAGAAAGATATGCATGAAGGAGCCGATGTTGTACAAGACGATTTCGACTTAATTGCTTTTGATTTTGTAAGTAATCCGTCTACACAAGGAGCATTTATGTATCCAGATGGAAAAATAAATGAAGGAATTGTTCCAGTTGCAAATAGTGTGATTAATCCATATGCTAACGTTGAAAGAATAATTCACGATATTATATCAGAATTATAATATTTATTATTAACAATTAATTTAATGTAATATGATAAAGTTAAAGAAAATAGCTGAAAGTATGTCTCCAAAGGAAGCTTATAAACCTTTGGCTCAAGAAGAAAAGATTAGACTCCGTGAGACGGTAAAATCATACAATGAATACCGAAATGCTTTGAAAGCAGAAGCCATCTATGCTACAGCTGATAAAATTTCAGAAGCTATTAGTTTAGCAGAACGATATGCTTTACATGAATCTGGGGAATGGATGGAAGCAAAGATGGTAGAACGTGATATGAAGGAAATAAAGAAGCTTTCTGGAAAATTAGTTGAGGAAGCTAGTAAAATAAAAGATGTAGAACACCAAATGGAAATGTTATATGAAGAAATTGGTTTGAAATTGGAACGTTACTTTGAAATTGCAGATCCTGTTGAGGAAAATTCTGAATTGCCGGGTGCTAGACCCATTGTTCAGACACACCAACAACCTCCATATCAAGATTAATATATAATTTTATGTGTGCAAGAAAAAACCCTTCATTCGAAGGGTTTTTTTATTTAAGTTAAATTTTAATAGATGGTGAAGAATCAATATATTCTAATAGTTTTTCAAATGTTTCAAACACATAACGTCTATTAGTTTTTAAAACATATCCTTCATTTGTTTTATATGCTTTAACATTTACTTTTTTATTTTCTTCTTCTAGACTTTCTATTTCTACTTCGCATGTCATTTCATCGTCGCTATCTATTATAAAGCCCATGTCACCTAGAGTATCAATTTCGTTAAATTTCCACCCTTTAGGATTTTCTATGTCAGTTAATCCGTATTTTGTTTCTTCTAGTTGATCATCTTCTGATCTGGCCAGAATAGTTTTAAATTTAATAGTATTTGGTTTATAGTCCATATGCGTTAATCCTATCTATAAAATCTGCTAATACTTTTATTTTTTGTTCATTTTTATTATCAAATATACTGCTTAAGAAGTATATAACATTATCTTTTATCTTAGATTCTTCTTCATCAGCACCTTTAATACCTACAAAACAACCATAATTATATAGTCCTTCATTTTCATTATTTTTTAATTTTTTGAATACATAAGTTTTTGATGTTCCATCATTAAATACATTGGCAGATAATTCATTTGATGATCTTTTATGAACAAATTTAACTTTGCCCATTCCTCCGAAACCATTTTGTTTATTTTGAAATGTTATTAATTCTTTTTTCTCAAAAGGAACTCCACCATTTTGACTTAGTACTTGATTGAGACTCTGATTAGGAATTTCTTTCATTTTACTAATACTGTATTCCGATTCTTTTAAACTTTTAAGTATTTCTTTTAGTTTAGTAAAGTCTTTTACATCGCTTGGTTTTATATTCTTAGCCATTTTTTTAACTTTATTTGATACTTTATTGGATGGAATATCTCCAGTTTGTACTCCACGTACTAACCGAAATAGTCTTGCTTGTTTTTCGCTTTTTGCAGGCATATACCAATAAATATAATTATTTTATACATTTTTAGATTTTTAATTATATTTATTTTAAAATACACTAATTGTTTGGTGTCTACTTAAATTTAACTTCATTTGGAGTTCTCCAATAACTTCACGATTAATTAAGAAAGGATAATATAAATGAGCGATCTATTAAAAGAAAGCATCGCTGATGCGAAAGCAGTGCGTGAGACTGCTATTGCAAACGCGAAAAACTTTCTTGAGGAAAATTTCGCAAAGAGCATGAAAGAAATGTTCGCGGAAAAACTCAAGGAAGAATCAGAGCAACAAGAAGAATCAGTTGAAGAAACTGTATCTGAAGAAGCTCAAGTCGCTGAAGAAACAGTAGAGGAAAACCTCTCTTCTTCAGATATAGGTAAAGATGATAGCAATAGAGCTTCGGAACAAAAACCTGTTGAACCATCTGCTGCTGCTTGTAAAAACACAACAGATGCTGGTAAACAAGAATATGACGTTTCTCTAGAAGAAGGTGAAGATGCATCTCTCGACGAAGGTGAAGAAATCACTAGTGAAGAGTTAGATGAAATCATTGCTGAATTAGAAGGTTCTGAAACTGTTGTTGCTGAAGAAGCTCCAGTAGCTGAAGAAACTGTTGCTGAAGAAGCTCCAGTAGCTGAAAGTGAAGAAGTTGGCGAAGAGATTAACTTAGAAGCATTGATTGCTGAGTTAGAAGCTGAAACTAATGAAGGACACGGAGACGCACACGCTGTTGATGCCATTCGTGACGATGAAGATCAGATTTCTAAATTAGCTAAAGATGCTGGAGAAGATGCAGCTGACATTAGTAGTGAAGAAATTGCAGAAGACGTTGATTCGGAAGATGTAACTGCTGAAGAAATGGCTGAAGCACTTCTTGCTATTAATGAAGAAAATGAAAAGTTGAAAAAGTCATTAGCGGAACACGAAAGCACCGTCAAATATTTGAAAGGTGTATTAGAAGAAACTAATCTTTTGAATGCTAAATTGCTTTATACCAATAAATTATTTAAAGGTAAGAATTTAACTGAGAGTCAAAAGCTCAAAGTTATTAATACGTTTGATTTAACCAAAACATTGCGTGAGATTAAATTAGCGTATAGTGTTTTAGCCGAATCATTTAATGGCGGTGGATCGGTTGCCAAAAAGAAATCTAATGCAACTGTCTCAACTATCACCGAAGGTTTGGCAAGCAAACCTGTATCAAGTACAAAGCCACAAGCTGACATTGTAGAGCCTGCGGCTGACGACATGACTTCACGATTCCAAAAACTCGCTGGAATTGTGAAATAAGTAAGTTTGCGAGTAAAACCAATAATAGAAAGATAGGAGAAATAAATTATGGACGTAAAAAGTCTACTTACAAATAATATGAATCCACAGGCCAAATTGATGGAAGAAACGCGTGGATTACAAAACAAGTGGGATAAAACTGGTCTTCTTGAAGGTGTAGCGGGTGTTGAAAAAGCACACATGTCTATCCTTTTAGAAAATCAAGCTAAACAATTGTTGGACGAAGCTTCAACAACTGGCACATCCGCTAATAGTGAACAATGGGCTGGAGTTGCTCTTCCATTGGTAAGACGTGTATTTGCTGAGATTGCAGCTAAGGAATTTGTATCGGTTCAACCGATGAATCTTCCTTCTGGTCTCATCTTTTACTTGGACTTCAAATATGGAAACAACGGATTAGGTCATACAGCTGGTGATAGTTTATTCGGTGGTAACAATAAGAAATTAGGTTCCACAGATGAAGCTGTTAAAGGTCTCTATGGTCAAGGTAGTTTTGCTTACTCTGAAAGAAGTGCTAGTAGTAATGGTGGTGCTTCAAGTAATGGTATCTTCACAGTTGCCTCTGCTTCTTTGAGTGAAACTCAGTTCGAATTGTTAAATACTGGTTCTAATGGTCTTGTTAAAGGTGTATACAAATTGACCATTGACATTGATGAAAACACACAAGCTACAGCAGTTGCTGGTAATGGATATATGTACAACGTTGACTTAAACGCTGTACGTTCTTTCCAAGCTAACAACGCTGCTGGTGCTGCTTACACAATGTTGAATACTTACGCATATGCTGATAACACAGGTAGTTTGGCTAACCCATACTACCGCGTACACTTATTCGTAAGTCAGTCATCTGCTGCAGCAACACCTGCCACTACCGGTAGTGTTATTTACACAATTCAACCAACTGACGATACCCGTGGTGACTTTGAGGATGGTAAAACTGCTGGTGAAGGTTCTGGTGACTCCGCGTTCACTGAAACCCAAGCTATTGGTGCAGACATTAACATCCCAGAAGTTAACTTGGAACTCAAGAGTGAGCCAATCGTTGCTAAAACTCGTAAATTGAAAGCAGTCTGGACTCCAGAACTTGCTCAAGATTTAAATGCTTATCATAGTATTGATGCAGAAGCAGAATTAACTGCTCTGTTATCTGAGTACGTATCGATGGAAATTGATCTTGAAATCCTTGACATGCTGAATGAATCAGTTCTTGGTAGTACAACCGAAGCTTGGTCCGCCCAAATCGGTACAGAATACACCAAGAGTGTAAATTCTACAACTGGAAGAGCTTCTTTCACAAGAAATATCGATGCTTCTCCAAATCGTACCGCTTATGTCAAACAAACTTGGTTCCAAACTCTTGGAAACAAGATTCAAAAGGTATCTAACAAGATTCACCAATTGACATTACGTGGTGGTGCTAACTTCTTGGTATGTTCACCAGACGTTGCAACAATCCTTGAGTCTATTCCAGGGTATGTTGTTAACACTGATGGCGATCAAGCTAAGTTCGCAATGGGTGTAAGCCGTGTTGGTAGCTTCGCAAGTAGATTCCAAGTTTACAAGAACCCTTATATGACCGACAATGCAATTCTTGTTGGTTTCCGTGGTTCTAACTTCTTGGAAACTGGTGCGGTATATGCTCCATACATTCCGCTTATCCAAACTCCATTAGTATACGATCCAACAAACTTCACACCACGTAGAGGGGTAATGACTCGCTACGCTAAGAAGGTTGTTCGTCCTGAGTTCTACGGTAAGGTTCTTATCTCTGATCTCGACACTGTATAATCAATGGTGTAACGATAGTATTACAAGGCTCGGCTCAAAAGGCCGAGCCTTTTTTTAATTAAGAATTATTCATCATGTCTTTTTTAACACACTATATATTTGTATATGTCAAATTTTACACAAACAATGTTACTTAGACACGCAGGTGGCATCACTGCTCAATGGGTAGATTATGAGTCAAATCAATCAGCAATGGCTATGTTTGTAGAATTTGAACGAAATAGATTTTTATTAAACATTGTTTCGGGACCAGAAGATTGGAAGATAAAGAATACTGATTTTAAGAAAGATGGATATGATCAAATATGTTGTGAAGCTGTAGATATATTATCATGTTTAAATTCTACAGAATTTGCAAGTAAAACTCAGAAGTCATTGGATATTATTAGATCTGTCTGGAATGCTCCAATTCATGGAATTGAAATTGATAATTAAATAATTTAAACAAAAAATTTATTAGTTGATTCGACGAGTATCTCGCAAACTTCTTCCTTAAAAGAAGATTTTTTTGGATAAGGAAGAAGTTTGTGTTTCAAAGATTTTACAAGTTTTTTATTTTCTATTTTATTACTTATAAATTTTATATATCGGTGTTTGCCACTTTCACGTTTACGCCAAAATGTTTTTCCAATTCTGTCTTTAAGTTTATCTACATTGTGAGTTTTCCATCTTGCGTAGACACTTCTACTATGTATCCAATTATAACTTGGTGGTCCTAATAGACTGACACTATAATTTGGCATAATCGCCACATCTACATAGTTGTCTCCTTGATATAAAAACCCAGTAGCTTGGTATATGACTCCGGTATGACCAGCTTCATTATCAGCATAACTTAGTATACATTTAATTTTGGGAAATTGTATGTTTAGTTGTTTAAAACTTTCTGCTATACAAAAACTTTCAATATTTTTTCCGTATCCATCTTCAATCCACAATCGAGTTAATTCAAATACGTTTTCATTTTTTAAAATTGGACTGATACTATTACTTGCACATCTACCAACTGCGTTTCCATAAACTATTACTCCAATTAATTTATGTATATCTTGGTCAAAAAAATATTTTTGTTTTACATTTTTATGATATATGCCATATGCAACTGTACAGCTGCTCCATTTATGACTGTAATGATTTTTTTCTATTACATTTTTAGCTACAGCTTTATTTATTGGTTTCAAATAAATTGATTTAGTCTGACAGTACATATTTTACATTGAAAATCTAAAATTAGTAGTTAGGTTTTCAATATACATTGGATTGGATATTTGTCAATTTATTATAAAACATTGAGATATTTATATATGTATGATTCCAGTTGAGTTGATATCTATGGCTGCCGGAAGTTTAACCGGTTTTATCTTTAAGTTTTGGGCCCAACGTGCTAAGGAACGACACGATAATTTTCAATTAGCTTTACAAGGTATAGAAGCTCTTGAGAAATCAAGAAATAATGCTGTTGAACGTGTTCCTGTTGATGCTGGCAAATGGGTTAGAAGACTTATTGTCGTTAGTACTTTATTTGGAGTAATTATTGCTCCATTTATTTTATCAATATTAGATGAGCCAATATATGTTCAAGTAGACTCAATGACGACATCATTTTTATTTGGATTGTTTGGTGGTACTCCAGAGACTTATTTTGTTAGAATTGATGGATATCTTATGATTCCAGAAGTTAGGCAGACACTAACTGCGATTGTTGGATTTTATTTTGGTAGTTCAACAGTTTCATCAACACGGTAGATATGAAAAAAATTGTTATATTAACATTAATTTTTTTAAGTAGTTGTAGTTCTGCTGGTTTTGGCGAAAAACATTTAAATAAACGTGATTTGATTAAAGATCCTAGAAATCCTTATATTTTTTCATTACGCGGGGATGTTATTCGTGATATAGAAAGATATAATAAACAAACTAATAATGTGAAGGAAGAATTAGAAAAACCTATACCGATTAAACCAAAAGATTCAGCTATTGTATTTAGTCCTATTAATAAATCTGTAATTTTGCCTATCAGGAGTAAAAAATCTGACAATTTATCGAATGCTTGGTTTGCGGGTAAATCTAAACGGGATGAACAACAATTTAATTCAGATTATTACGATGAAAATAATTTGGATAAACCTAAATCTTCTGGAAATTTTGCTGTTTTATGGCTATTGTGTGTAACACCCATATGTATTTTGATTTTTTCTTTGTTGAGAAAGAACAATAAAATTTAATATTTATTATTATGAAATTTAAAGATCTATTTAAAGAAATATCAACTCCTCTTAACTACAAAGAAGGCGACATTATATCTTATGATGGCGACGACTATAGAATTTTAAAATATTTAGACAATAACAAGGTATCGATATCACATATTATGACTGGAGCAGTTTTTGATGTTGACTTAGATTTTTTGAATAATTCAGAATTGGTTGATGCAATGTCAGTAAATGAAAATGAAATTTGTTCTATGTCTTTAAAAGAAAATGTGGAAGTTAGTCCGAATTTAAAATATCATTTAGCTAAAAAACTTCCATTAATTGATTCTATATTCAGAACATATAGTGAGTCTTATTTTGAGTTAATTGAAGAAGTTAGAAATCTTTATTCTAAAAATTTAATAGAATTATGTAAGGTCGATGTGCAGTTAGTGGAAAGTGACTTAGGATCAAAAGCAATATTTGAAGGTCGTGAAGTTTATTTAGACGCTCCAATCGAAGAGGAGGAAGATTTATTTATGGAAGCTGAGTATAAAGGAAAAAAAGTCAGTTTGAATAAACCTTTTAGGACAGCTGGGGGGCCGAAGAAATATGCTGTGTATGTTAGGAATAAAAATGGAAATGTTATTAAAGTATCGTTTGGGGATCCAAATTTAAAAGGAAATTGGAATGACAAAGCCGCACAAAGAAGTTTTGTTGCTAGGCATAAATGTAGCCAGAAAAATGACAAAACAAAAGCTGGTTATTGGAGTTGTAGGATACATAAATTATTAGGTAACCGTGGGACTGGGAGATACTGGTAACTCTATGGCAAAGCCTTATAAGGAAACTGATTTAGGCAGTAATCGATTTTTAAGAGAGTTTTCATCGGATATATCATCCAATGAATTAGAATGGCACTTAGATCAACATGATAGACTAGTTAAAGTGATTAAGAATGACGGAGAGTGGCAGTTTCAAATGGATAATTGTTTACCCGCTTTACTAGAAAAGAATATATTTATACCCAAAGAAACGTATCACAGAGTTATTAAAGGAAAAGGTACGTTAATATTAGAAATACAAAATTTATATGGACCAGAAAACCAGAACTACGTTAGAAAAAATCAAGAAAGCTAAAGAGATAAAAGAAAGAAAAATCAAAGAAGAATCAAAATCTAACCAACCACCTGACTCGGATTATAGAAAATTAGCTCAATCATTTCTATAGTTGGGTATTTTTAATCAAATATAATAAGTAAATATTCTATTTATATTATGATATATGAGCTTTCTTGATAAAGATTTACTATTTACAAAATTTAGTGGGAGTGCCTTTGTTGAATCAAAAGTAACTCCTGTATCTGGCTCTGTATTGTTTTTTGATTCTAATCGGGATCTCACAACTGTTTTAACTTCATCTATATCAGTTAATTCTTCTTCTTACGCATTATCCGCATCATACGCGTCAGAGGGTGGAACAAATTTTAATGTAAGCACAGTTATAGCATCTGAAGATATTGTAAAGGGCGAAGTTGTTGAAACTAAGTCTGCGTTATCTGGCGATCTAATTGTACATAAAGCTATTGCTAAATCTCCAGATCCAGTATCTGGTTCTTTAAGTAAAGTTATTGGTATTGCTTCGGAGAATATTAACTCTGGTTCTTCTGGTGATATTATAACACACGGTTATTTAAGTGGGATAAACACATCTACAGGTTTTTCTGAAGGAGAAAGTTTATTTGTAAGTTCAACTATTTCTGGGTCCATAACTACAATTAGACCGTTAGCTCCAAAAGATAAAATAAAAGTAGGATATGTTGCAGAGGTCAATGCTGTGACAGGCCGAATATTTGTTGAACTAGACCATCCTACTGCTTTTGGGGATTTAAGCAATTTTGAAGTTTCTGGTTCGTTGTTGGATGGAGCATTTCTGGTATATGATGCTTCAACAGGAAACTGGACACCACGGTCTGAAGGATTAGTTTTAAGTGGAAGTTTAAGTGCTAGTAATGCTGATATAGATAGTTTGATATCGAATACAGTTTTAGTTAATGACACATTATCTACTTTAAATGCTACAGTTCAAAATAATTTAATAGTCGAAAATGATTTAACTGTCGCTAGGGATGTTGTAGTTGAAAGAACATTAATTGCTAGTGGTTCAGCAACACCATTTAGAGTCGCTAGTCTAACCAATGAACTTCCTGTATTATATGTAACTGGTAGTAGAGTTGGCATTAATAGGACAGACCCTCAGTTTAATTTACACGTCAGTGGGTCTTTTGCTGCTACAACTAAATCATTTGTTATTGACCATGCTGCTGAGCCTGGAAAAGCTTTAGTACATGCTACATTGGAAGGTCCAGAACACGCAGTTTTTGTGCGTGGTAGAGCTGATAGTTTAGTTATTAATTTACCTGAGTACTGGTCGTGGCTTATTGATGAAAGTACTATTTCTGTTAATGTTACAGCTGCTGACAATCCAGCAATTTACCACGTTAAAGAGATTAAAGACAATAAAGTGTATATGGGAGCTACTAGAAATGAAAAGTGGTACCATAAATTAAAAAATAAATTACCATGGTTTTCTGGAAAACTAGACGATTTTTATTATCTTATACATGCTGAACGTAAAGATGTAGATAGATTAAAAACTGTAATCAAAAGAAAATAATAAATAAAGTTTATACTTATTGTAAAATACTATATATTGTTGTATGTCTGAAGAAAATGTTATAAAATTTAATGAGGAAGAAATGCAGTTAATTGCTGAACTTCAATCTAAATATCAGCAAAAAATATTTGAATTAGGTCAAAATGAACTAGCATATCTTGATACTAAACAACAACTCGAAGAAATTGAAGGTATCAAAAAACAAATACTGGATGCTTGGGGTGAAGTTCAACAAGAAGAAGCTAAACTTTTAGAATCACTAAGTGAAAAATATGGAGATGGTATTTTGAATATTAAAGATGGAACTTTTAAACCGTCTACTCAATCAACTTAATATTTATATATGTGAAGACTAAATCCAGCGTAAGGTTTGAGCCTTATAACGATAATGTATTATATGATTCATTGTTGGATTCAAATGAAGCAAAATGCGATCCAACAGGCGAAGATACTTTTCTAGATATATTCCAACGTCGGTATCAGTCAAGCAAAATAAAGTTAGATATTTCAGTAGGAATTGATAAAAAATTTCTTGACATTCTAAATATATAAAGTATAAGCAAAGCTCTGCTTACTTAGTGCTTTTTATTTAATATTTTATTTTATTTATGAGTATTGATAAAAAAAATATAAGCCCAAAGCTTAAAGCTAAGAAAGCTAAAGCTGGTAATACTTTATATAAAAAAAGTAAATTTACTAAACAAAAAGAATTGTGTGTTGAAACACATCTTAATCAATTAATTCCTATAATTTTCAAAACTATGTACACAGCGGATGGACTATGTTTTGATCCAGAAAGCGATGAAGCTAAAATCTACATCAGAAAACAGCTTCAAAATAAAAGAAAACTTAATGTTTTGATAGAAGAAATAACTCATGCTTTTTTCTGGGAAATGCCTGAGTATAGAGTTAGAAAATTCAGTGCTCAATTAGGTAAAATTATATATCATCTTTTTGTAAAAAAGTAAAAAACACTTACTTTTATAATATTTATTATAGATGATAGACACCAAGTATAAAATATACCTAGATATGGATGGAGTGATCGCTGATTGGAACGGTCAGTTCAGAAAAAAGTTTGGGTACCCAGTTGAGGTGTTTGATCAAAAATATGGCACTGAAAAAAGAAATAATCTTCTTCAACAAAATAGTCCTTCTTTTTATGAAACAATGCCATGGACAAAAGATGGTAAAATTCTAGTAAATTTCTTAAAACAGTTTCCTTCAGAAATACTTAGCCATGCTGCTGATGAAGAAACCAAGACTGGAAAGCAGAATTGGTTAAGTAATAAAAATATTAATTTAACGCAACATTTGGTAGACCAACGACAAGAAAAAGCAAAATATGCTGATAAAAATTGTATACTGATTGATGATAGGGAAGATAATATTTCAGAGTTTAAAAATGCTGGTGGTATTGGTATATTACACAAAAGTTCGACAGATACAATAAACCAACTTAAAGAAGTTTTAGGTATTAAACAATCACACAGAATATATAATAGTATTTTAAATCCAGAGTTATTTAATAATGATATCTTAAAACCAGAAGTAGTTGAACAACTTCATAGAGTCGCTAAAGAATTTTATGAAGAAACTGAATTAGAAGCTCCTATTGAAGACATCATACTATTAGGGAGTTCAGCTGGTTATAATTGGACACCAACTAGTGATTTAGATTTGCATTTACTAGTTGATTTTGAAAAAATAGATGAAAATAAAGAATTAGTAAAAAAACTAGTAGATGGATATAAAAATAAATGGAATAATTCCCATGATATATACATTAACGAACATCCAGTTGAAGTATATATTCAAGACATTGATGAAGTTAATAAAAGCCAAGCAGTCTATAGTATAGGTAAAAATGAGTGGATCACTAAACCAAAGTATGAATCGCCAAATATAGATAAAATAGCAATTAAAAGAAAGTATAAAGAACTTACTACTTTGATTGATAATTCTGTTCAACAATCTGATATTGAAAATTTAAAGAATTTGGTTCGAAGACTTTATAACATGCGTGAATCGGGCTTAAGTTCAGGTGGTGAATACAGTACTGAGAATTTAGTATTTAAACTTTTAAGAAAAAATGGTTATATTGATAAAGTACGTGATACAATAATAAGTTTAATGGATGATGAACTTTCATTGAGAACATAATAATTTAACCATTATATATAAAAAATCATTGATTATTTAAATTTAATGATATTTATATTCATAAGACATAATTAAAGGAATAACTTATGGCAGAATTACTAAATCCAACAGAAATTTTTTACACAGCGTTTGAACCTAAAGTTCAAAACAGACACATCTTATATTGTGACGGTGTACCTTCATTTATTATCAAAAAGGTAGCCAGACCAAATATTCAGCAAGCAGCCAAAGAACTGGACCACATCAATATCAAAACTTTTTATAAAGGAAAAAGTGTATGGCAACCAGTAGCAATGGAACTTTATGACCCAATTGTTCCATCTGGGGCTCAAGCAGTGATGGAATGGGTCCGTCTACACCATGAATCCGTAACTGGCCGTGATGGTTATCAAGATTTCTATAAAAAAGATTTAACCGTTAATGTATTAGGTCCAGTTGGTGATAAAGTTGAAGAATGGACTCTCAAAGGAGCATTTATTACTGATGCTAATTTTGGTGAACTGGATTGGAGCAATGACGGTGATGCTTTAATGATTAATTTGACAGTACAACCAGATTATTGTATACTACAATACTAGTTTATATAACTTTAATTATGTTAGAAAAAGCTCATCTAGTTCGGTGAGCTTTTTTTATGAATATGACAAATATAAAACCAGACGACAAAATAGTAATGGCAAAACAAACAATTTCGCCTTTAAAATTTCCAGTACCTCAATATAATAAAGGGCCAAAACCTAGAGGTTTATGGTATGCTATTGGCACTAGTTGGATTGACTGGGTTAGAAATGAAATGCCTGATTGGGAAGGTAATCATATTTATAATTTACAAGTAAACGCCAATAGAATATTAATAATAAAAACTTACGAAGAATTACTTGAGTTTTCAAATAGATATACCGAAAAAGGTGATTCTTATGATGTTTTTTGGTCAGAAGTTTCTAAATCATATGATGGCATTGAAATAAATCCATATCAGCTGGATGCCAGATTTAATAATGAAACTACTTGGTATTACGGATGGGATATAGCATCTGGGTGTATCTGGAATGAAAATGCTTTAAATACAATTAATAGAATTGTTAAAAAGTAATATATTTATATATGTGGACAATCATGACCATAACAACGATTTTGTTAAAAACTTGGAGTTGTACAAATGGTTGACTCAAGAAATGGAAGAAATATTAAAATATAAATGGATTGAATCTGAAAAAGCTGGTTATGATATAGGGTATGATAAAGCAGTTTTTGACTGGAAAGTTAAACATAGATCAGATTGGTTAAAAAGCAAAAAGTCAGATGGAAAATAATGTTAATAATATAACAGTTCTTTTACCAGGCGGATTCAAACCTCCACATGGCGGTCATTTAGAATTGGCAAATAAGTTTGCTTCTAGAGGAGACGTAGATAAAGTAATTGTTATGGTTGGACCCACTGAAAGGGATGGTATTAATAGAAAACAAAGTTTGTCTATTTGGAATTCTTTACCTAAACATCCAAATGTACATGTATTACCAGTTTTAGAAGATAATCCTATGACAGCTGCTTTTAAATATGTTTTTAGGTTGCCAGAAGATAGTGATGAAACAGTTGCTTTAGGTGCTAGTTCAAAAAATACTGATGATGCTAAAAGATCGAAATTATTTAAATTAGCATTAGAAAAATATAAAACTACTTCCACTAAAAATGGTGAGAGAACACCAGAAAATGTAAATGCTACGGATATAACAGATGATGTTTATTCGGTATATAAGGATAGAAGTGATAATTTAAATGGTAATAGTATAAGTGCTAGTGTACTTAGAAACGATTTAAAAAATAATGATTTTGTTAATTTTAAAACTAATTATCCAAATATAGATGAAAATACAATAAAACGAATTTTTCACATTTTAAAAGGAACAACAATGAATGAGTTAAAAAAGAAAAAATACATGGGTATTGTTAAAGAAATGATAAATGAAGAAGAAGGATTTATAGATGCACTGTTAGGTTCTGATGATGCTTATAAATCTATTTTGGATAAAATCAACAAGCGTGCTTCCGAATTAACAAAAGCTGCTCAAGATGCTAAAGATGATGCTATGGGCAAATAAGTGAGAATTAAAATAAATTAAAATTGTTATAACTATTCTATATATTATATATGAGTGAAGAAATTGTTTTAAAAAGATCCACAGATACACCTCAACAAACTACAACGTCATATCCAAGTGAAAGAATAGATTTGCCAAGCAAAGGGCATTTCTATAACAGTAGCAGTCCATTAAGTAGTGGCACCGTTGAATTGAAAATGATGACTGCTAAAGAGGAAGATATCTTAACTAGTCAAAATCTCATCAAAAAAGGAATCGTATTAGATAAACTATTAGAAAGTTTAATAGTTACTCCTGGTGTATCTGTATCAGATTTACTTATATGTGATAAAAATGCTTTATTTGTAGCAGCTAGACGACTTGCGTACGGAGATAATTACGGTCCACTACAAATAAAATGTACACAGTGTGGAGAAGAATCTAAAGAAACTATTAATTTAGGATTATTAACCGAAAAAGAACTAGATTTTTCAGGGTTAGAAAAATCTCAAAATATTTTTGAGTTTGAGTTACCATTTTCTAAAAAAATAGTACATTTTAAATTGTTAACATCAAAAGATGAAGACGAGATTGACACTGAAATAAAATCCGTATCTAAGTTTCTAAAGTCTGGTGGAAGTGCAGAAGTAACAACGAGATTAAAAAAACTAATTGTTAGTCTTGATGGAGATGAAGATAGGTCTAAAATCAACAAATTTGTGGATACAGAGCTGCTTTCTAGAGATAGTTCGGCATTACGTTCATTTGTAAGAAAAATAACGCCTGAGCTAGATTTGATGTTTAATTTCACATGTCCTAGCTGTTCACATGAAGAAAGGATGGATGTACCTATGACGGTACAGTTTTTTTGGCCTGAGTCTTGATTACAAATTAGTACTCCACAAACAAATATTTGAATTGTGTTATTTCTCTAACGGAGCTTTAAATGTAGACATTGCTTATAACTTACCCATATATCTTCGTAATTTCTATTATAGAAGTTTAGTAGAACTTAAAGAAAAAGAAGCTAAATCGTACGAAGAATCTTCAAAGAAATCTCCAAAAAATACTGGTAAAGCAACGGTAGATAAACCGTTTTAAAACAGTATAGCTGTATATTTATAAATATAACTATAAATTATGGCAGATACTATTAAACAATCAGATTTAGATAGACTTAAACAATCAGTTAAAGATATAACCGATTTGTCTAAAGATTTGCGTAAAACTTTCTCTGATATTACTTCGGCAACTGACGTTTTATCTGATGATTTCAAAAAAATTGTACAAGACGCTCAAGCTAATAACAATACAGCTGAAAAATATTTAATAAATCAACAATTAGCTAAAAAAATACAATCGCAAATAAATGAATTTAAAAGTAAATCTGGTTATTTAGATAAAACTCAATTAGGATTTAAAAGAAGTGAATTTGAATTAAGTAAAAAAATTGCTATGAGTCAAATTCGATCACTAAAAAATTCGAATTTAGATGCTGACGCCAAAAGAAAATCAATTGATGCTGTTAAGACAAAAATACGACTTGAACAAGCAGAATTAAAAGTATTAGAATCTCAAGTTGATGATCAAAATGACATTGTAAAAGCAATGCAAGAACAACTTGATATTGCTAATCAAACTAATAATGCTACTGTTAAAGCACCAAATTTAATCGACCAAGCTAAAAATAAATTAGAAGAGTATTATCAAAAATATAAAGATATAGATATTGCTCAACAAGGAATAATATTAGCTTTCACAGCATTCACAGCTATAATCAAAAAAGGATTTGATAATTTTCTAAAATTTGATGCAGCTGCCGCAAATGTTAGACAAACACTTGGATTTTTTCCGGGTGAAATGGATTTATTTAGGAGTAACATTAGAACTGTTACTATTGATCTTATGGATATGGGAGCAACATTTGAGGATGTTGCTAAAACCGTAAACGATATATCTGGAGAAATAAATGGTATTGTTGCTCAAGATAAAGAATTACTAACAACTGTAACAGCTTTGTCTAAAAACTTTGGAATAACAGCCTCTACTTCCGCAAAATTCTTAAAAACTATGGCTGGTGTTAGTGGTCAATCTGTTAAGTCTCAAACATCAATGTTAGGATTTAGTAAAGAGTTAGCAAAAGCTTCAGGTGTTCCAATTGATCAGTTAATGCAAGATGTTGCGGAGGCTGGTGATAATGCTAGAATATATGCAGGTCGCACCGCAGTTGAATTAGTTAAAGCAGCGGCTGGTGCTAGAATGTTGGGAACTAATTTAGAATCAGCTGCAAGAACGGCTGATCAGTTATTAAATTTTGAATCAAGTATTAATTCTGAATTAAGAGCAAGTGCTATATTAGGTCGTAATATAAATCTTGATCGTGCTCGTCAACTAGCATTTAACAAAGATACTTTAGGCCTGAGTAAAGAAATTTTACGTATAACAAAAGGTATTAAATTTAATGAGTTGAATCCAATACAACAAAAAGCATATGCTGAAGCCACAGGTAAAACTGTTGCCGAATTACAAGATATGCTTCAACAAGAAAAAAATATTAATCAACTGAGAAGATCTGGTACTGCTGAACAACGTGATTTACTCAATCAATATGATGAGTTGATGAGAATAAACCAAGAACGAGCAAAAAGTGAGGGAGAAATTGCTGAAGAACAAATCAGACAGAGAATAAATCAAGAGCGAATGGCTCAACTTCAAAATAAATTTAATCAACTTATTTCAGAATTATCTGGGCCAGTTATGGATATTCTTGAACCAATGTTGGATATAGCCATTAAAGCTTTACCCGCAATTGTTAAAGGAATAGTCCCAATTACAGGAATGTTTTTTGGACTTATCAAAACCGTTGGGTTTTTATCTGAATCATTTGCTAAAGTTGGAACAATGGTTGCAACACTAACAAAACCATTTACTTATTTAGCTGGAGTTTTTCCAAAAATTGCGGGATTTGCAAAATTATTTTTTGGAACGTTTGGAAAAGCGCTTGGACCAATTGGATTAGTAATAACTGCGTTTCAATTTATAGGGTCTTTATTTAGGAATTTTTCCGATTTTGTTAAAGAAGATGGTCTTCTTATAGGAGGATTTAAAGCTGTAGGAGTAGCTATATATGATTCTATATTGAGTCCATTTGTGAGCGCATATAACTGGATAGCTGATTGGTTTGGTGGCAAGTCTCCATCTAAATTAGGGTTATCAATACTAAAAGGTATTCAATCAGTCAGTGGTCTTATACTAGATGCTTTAACGTTACCATTTAGACTATTTTGGAATAACACAATTGCTAGAATACCAGGTGTACCTGAGTTAGGTGCTCCAAGTGAATCACTAGGTATGGGTGGAGTAGGTGGTGGATCAGCGCAACAATCAATTGGTGGAAACGATAAACTAACAGAAGTTATATCTACTGGCAATCAACAAATAGTAGCTAAGATTGATGAATTAATATCAGCGTTGTCCAATGGCGGTATTGCTGTTAATTTAGATGGTGTTAAAGTTAATTATGCTTTACAGACATCTGATATGAATAGAGGTACTTACGGTCAAGCAACATTTTAATAATTATATATAATGGCAAATAGTCAAACATTTATAGACGGATATACTGGAGGCGGAGGACAAATTACTACACTCGCTCAAGTACAAGGTCAAGGATTGACAATACCCGGTGATAATTTTATTAATATAAGATCGCCGGGTAAACTTCGTGCATTATTCGAAAGTAATGGAAATGCTGAACAACTTTATTCTGTAAATAAACCCGAAGATGTAGGACTATCAGACGCCTTAAGGAATAGGTTTCAATATGAAAATCCGAACCAAGGTCAACGTGGGAGAAAAATTACAAATATAACTCGCGCAGCTGCTCAAGATGCTAATTTAGTTAGAAGCTTCTTACGTTCTAAAAATGGTACTAAATTTCTAACTCAACAATTATTATTACAAGGTTTTCAAGCATTTGACGAAACTAAATTATATAATCCACTATCACCGTATATTGCTGCTTTAAAACCAGCATCATTTGGTTTAGTAGATAATCCAACTAGGCATGTTGATACATCAAACGCACTTGGCGGTATTGTAAACGGATTAGGAATCGGAAAAATAACTAGTGCAGTTGGTGGATTATTTGGTCGTGGCGAATCTCAACCAGCACCACCTCGTTCTTCTGTCGCTAGTGAAGCTAGTGGTGGATTTGGATTAGCTACATTTACTAGTTTCTTAGGTGGAGGTGATAGAACAAGTGAAGTTGTAGCACCCATTGCTCGAGATGATGTAAAAGGATTATTGAGAGGTGGGACGGCTACTGGCGCTTACAATGCTCCTAGATATACTAAATTAGTTGGTCAAGGAAATGGTGGTGGGTTTTTCAAAAAGCTTTTATCTGGTGTAGGCAGATTTATACAAAACAACACAGCTATTGGAGGATTACTTCCACCAAAACAACCATGGGCAGCAAAATATCGTGCTGATGAAGAAACGTATGATTTATATTTAAATGCTGGTCGATTATTCAATGCTGAAGACACAGGTGTTGCTGGAGGGGGTATATTAAGCGGTATACTTAACGCAATTGGATTTGGAAAACCAGCAAATTATTCTTTAGCTGTTAAACAAAGATTTCATGCTACGTCTAAACAAATACCAGATTATAATAGATTGATTATAACTAAAAATGTTGGACGTAAATCATTACCAAATACAACATTTACGTATACAAATAATTTAGGAACGTTCGCTGGGCCTGGTAAGTTAACTGCTAATGATATTCAAGAAGTACCTGTATCCACCGCGTTTGATGCTGATAAATCTAGATTACGTTATGGTGAAGCAGTTGGATCACGTGTAACAGGTCAGTCTACCGAATCGGTAGAACAAAGTGATCAATTATTAAACTATAAAGCACTTGTAAATAACACAGTTGATTTTGAAAGAACTTTTACAAAGACTGACGATGTTGTTGTAGAGAATTTATTAGAAAATTTTAATAGTGTTCTTCAAGACATTGCTGGTGCTGATGGCAATTCAAAATATTCCATTACCAATTTCACCAAACGAGATATGTATCCACTTCAGTTTGCTAAATTTCAATCTGGAAATAAAATTGGAATGGATTTTGTAAATCAAATTGATTCTACACCTAAAAATGATGCTACAAAAAATAATAAAACTTATCAAGGAAAGATTAGATATACACCATCTAAAGGCAACAAGATTCCAACCAGATTAGGTGAACTGTCAGATCAAGATAGATACATTAGACCAACTAACAATGTAGATTATGTTAACGCATTGGAAGTAATGAATGAATCTGATTTCAAAAAATATTATTCAGAAACAGAATCGTTTGGGATATATGGACCTGATATAATTAAATTCTTTTTTTATGATATAGTCAATCAAAAATACATTCCATTTAATGCTACTGTTAAAGGAATCTCTGATTCTAATTCAGCTGAGTGGGATACTATATCTTATATGGGACGTGCTGATAAACTTTATTATTATAAAGGATTTACCCGATCAATTTCATTCAATTTTAAAACATTGGCTCATAGTATTAAAGAACTTAGACCAATGTGGCAACGTATAAACTATCTTACTGGCTTAACTAAACCAGCAAATTACAGTTTGGGAAATCTTGGCGGATATATGATTGCACCAATGGTACAATTAACACTGGGTGATTTTTTTAAAAATCATAATGTAGTTATAGAAAGTGTTAATGTTACAGTCCCAGATGATGCTGCGTGGGAAGTAATACCAGAAGATGTTGAATCACATAAAGGATGGTATTATGGAATCAATGAATCTATTAAATGGAACAGTGTAAAATCTTTGTTAAATAGTTCAATTGATACTAGAAAAGGTAGTTCAACAGCAAGAACAGCTCAGTTTCCAAGAGAAGCTGATATTTCTGTTCAAATGAAAGTACTTGAAAAAGATTTACCAAAAACTGGTAGATCAATGTGGGGTGATTCTCCAATACAAAGAGTTACTTTATCTGAATACGAAGCTTTTTATGCTGATGATGCGAAAAATAAAGATTCTATAAACACTGCGTTGGGTCAGATTAATAATAATTCGATGGTAACGATGGTAGATGTTTATTCAGAGGTAGCGCAACAAGAATTTGTCGTTGCAGATGGTGGCGTACAACAAACAGAACCTAATTTGTCAAATTTAAATAGATTTTCCACTTACGTAAGGTATGACACTGACTCTAATAATATTGAAGATACAAAACAAAAAAGAGATCCATCGAAAAAACAAACAAATCCAGCTCCACCAAAAATTAACACTGAAGGAAGATCAGCCCAAGACATTCTTGGCTCAGCATCTTAAAATAATTTATGAGATACCAATTTACACCAATTGAAAAAAGGTTTGATGGGAGTAAAGTTTATAAAACTACTTATTATCCGGTAATACCACCAGATCCTACTGATTTGTATATCATAGCAGACACTGAACAATTTTTAGATAGTTTAGCTAAAAAGTATTATGGCGATGAATCTTACTGGTGGGTTATAGCAAATGCTAATGGAATAGGTAATGGAAAACTATCTATCCCAGTTGGTAAACAAATTAGAATTCCAGGCAACTTATCAGATGTATTAGAAAATTTAAAACGTGTTAATTAAGTTTTATGTCAACCGATAAACGTAAAAAACAATTAGATGCATTAAATAAAAATAATAATTCTAATGCTCAAAATATAATTGAAGAACCCAGATGGTGGGAAGCTCAAAATCTTCCATGGCAGCTTGTACAAGAATTAAGGCGTCGTAGAAACGATGTTAATATAGGACAGTCGTATCCAACAAATGTAAATTTTGATTTTTTCAATAAACACAGAGACTATAAAGGACCACTAACTCCATGGGTAAGAGCATTTTCTAACAGTACGGGTCAAATCGGAAATAATTCAGTTCCGGCTAGTAAATATTTGAATAAAAATAATGAGTCAAAAGTATATAATGGTTTTCTTTTAGAAGGAGGACATGGATTCAACAATGCGTATGGGTATAAAAGAAATGGTAGTGGTTTACAAAGAGATAAAGCAATTATAGGATTTGAAGCTGACGGAACGCCACATTATATAGATGAAAAGTATAGAAATTTGTATAACTACAATGTTGGTCTAGATGAAAACTATACTCAAAGGTCAGAAGTGCCTAATGTTTTACCTCCACCTGGAATTAAGTCTATAGAAGTAAAAACTGCAAAAGACATGTTGTCTTTCGCAACAATTAATTGGGAGTGTTATTCGTTGGCACAATTAGAATACATGACTCCATTTTGGTTATCTCCAAAAATAAATGTGTTTTTAGAATTTGGATGGAATTTATTTAATATCAATTCATTAATTGATTTAAATGATTTAACGGAGTGTTATAAGCTTGTAACAAATCCACATACAGCAATAGATAGATGGTATGATTCATATGGTAATTATGGATTAATAACAGGCGTAATAACAAAATATAATTTTAATACTTCAAATGGAGTACTTTATAATTGCTCTACTGAAATAACTTCTAGACAAGCATTATATTCTGGGTTTAGGATTGATAATCCAACAACTACATATTTTATAGATAAATCTACAAATAAAGTTAACACTATTGAACATCTTACTCTTAAAAAATTCTTAAAAGAACATTTATCAGCTGCGACAGCAAAAAAAGTATTAGAAGATGAAGAAAATTATATTCAATACTTATTGAGTAAAAATGTTAATTTTGGATTTGAAGCACAACAACCAGTTAATCTTCCTAATATGTTAAATACTGATGGTTCTATGAATTTGGCAAAATATAAAGAATATGAACCTACCATACCAAAATATAAAAAGTTTTATAATGGTGCGCCTGAAGATAGAATATTTACGGCTAGAGTAAAAGAAATATATAAGAAATCTGCTAATTTTAAACCAAAGACAGTACGTTCTACCGCACCACAAAGCAGTTATGGTGCCGCATTTTCAAATACTAATACATTTGTCGATGTTCCAAAAGAAGAATCAATTAATTATGGTTTTGTACCTGAACGTGCTGGTGGCGGTGCTTTTGAACAAATTCCAAGAAGTCTTCCTGTTATATCAGATTTAGATAAAGATACAGATTTTGACCGTTTTAGTACAAACGCATTTGATAAAGTTTGGTACCAATTAGATTTTGTTTTTGAAATATTTAATTTGTTTTGTGAAGAAAATTATAGTGGAATTAATAAAATTGATATAAGCAATACTATTATAGCTGCACATCCTAATTTAATTTCATGCGATGAAAATGTTTTGATTCCTAACCCTGTGTCACCTAAAATTAATTTGGGAAGAAAACCTAGTGCTAATGGTAAAGCAGAAGGGTATTTAGATTCAAATGATGCGAAGGTCGAGACGAATCCATTTATAAACCAATGGAGTTTTGATAATTGGTATAAAAAAGATGAAAATGATCCTTTATATAATGCTGCTCAGGCTCAACTTAATACATTTAAAACTTTTCGAATTCCAAGAGATAATTTAGATATTATTATTAATAGAATATTTTATGATAGACGAAGAGCGGCTTCTGCTGTTAAAAAGGTCGATAGGTGGGATGCTTCTTTTCCTTTCAAATCTGATGTAACAGTAAAACATGCTGATGGGGGAGAACGTGTATATCCAAAATATTATAATGGTTATTTAAAGCACATTTATATCAGTAGTAAAATACTAAAAAACTTAGGAGAAGCTTCGGATATAAATACATTACAAGATTTAGTCAGAAGTATATTATCAACAATAAATCAATCAGTGGATAATTTTTGGAACTTAGATGTTGTACAAAGTGATGATGGTGGTTTATCTATAGTGGATAAAAATTTAGGATTTAATAGTCAAAATCAACTGTATATGTTTGATTTAGGTAATAGTAATAGTTTTGTTAAATCATATGACTTACAAGTCAATATGACAAATGAACAAACAGTTCAAACTATTTATGGATCTGGTCAAAATGCTGATTTCACAGTAAATGATATTAAATCTCGTATAAGTGAAATACAAGATAGTAATGAATCTAAACAAATAAAAATAGAAAAAATTTCACAGTTAAAAACTGGTTTACCTGCAATTGTTTATAACGATAGATTTGAACAACTAGATTTACAAGAAACTTTTAATCGTGCTATAAATGAAATTCCAGAAGACGATGTAAATTTTCAAGAAAGAAAACAAGATGGAAATCCAAGTAATGGAAAGTCTTCACCCAAAGGACCATTTAAGAATCAAAACGATGATATAAGAAAATTACAAATTAAAAATGACTCTTCATCTGATCCACAAGGACCACTAATAATGAGACTTAGAAGAATTGATTCAAGTCAATCTTTCAATGAACGTGGTGAATTAATTGATTCTTCTGGGAAAGTTGATTTGTCTAACGAATTTTATTTAAACTGGGTATATTTAAATCTTCCTTCATATATGAAAGATAAATTAAGAGAAATGTTAGATGATGGTGATTTGAAAAATAATATAGCTAAATATGGTGGTCCTGCTGATAATTTTACACTGAATTTAACATTAGACGGAATATTTGGACTTAGAATGTTTCAACATTTTGCTGTAACAAATTTGCCCAAACCTTATGTGCCTGGTAATGTAATATTCCAAATAAGTGAAGTTAATCATTCATTAAATGCTGGAAAATGGGAAACTAATATAACAGCTTTACTTAGATGTACAGGCAATAAACAATATAATTATATTATGATATAATGGAAAATACTAGCGGACAATTGAAAGACAAATTAAACTACGCATCGTACGATGTTTGGTTTCCTGCTTCTTATATACCAATTATAAGAGAACAAGATTATAAGTCTGGATATATAAGACGATATTTTATTAGTAAAGCAAACTGTGTAGAAAATATAGAAATAAACATTAGAGATTATAATGCTGTAGATGCTTCGTTTTTTAACCGTGGATCATTACTTTGGAAAATAACAGGTCCAAAACACAGTACTTTTCAAAATAATATTTTACAACAGACAGGTGTTGTTGAGTATAACTCATATCAAATAGTAAATTTACAGGCTAAGATGCCTGGGTTAAATCAAATTTTACAAAATACTACACAATTTTGGCGTGGATATTAATCTTGACGTGTATCTTTACATCGCATATCCTAGTTAAGTGGTAAAATCATCTAAAGTATATTTAAAAATAATTTGTCGTGATGGGAATATACACCCATTTTATGATGAACCTATTGCAGCATTTATATACAATTATGATACAAATAAAATATCATATTACAATTTTTCCCACACCGATTTACAACCAGATTGTACTTTCTTGGAATTCAAGAAACAATTGAATGCTAATAAAATTTATGTCAATAACAAAAAGCGCTATAAGTATTATTTAGATGACGTGAATTTATATGATGTTAATTTATTTTCATTTATTGATACGGGTGATATAATTGAGTATAAATCTTCTCCTTCTACCAACCATTTAAGAATGAAACATAATGGAATAAATCAATTTAATTTGATTGTTCCTTATGTTATCCATCAGAGTGAATTTCATGGTGAAGTAGATTTAGTTCATAATATTGATGACAAAAATTCAGATTCATATTGTTTTAAATTTTTCAACAATATAGCGTCGGATACTTTATTTGAAATTGAAAAAAATGGTTTATCTGTTGATACTTCTATATTCAAAAAATATTTTGATGCTAAGGTAATTAATGATTCGGTTCGCACAGAATACAACATTTATAATCCTACAGGTCGACCAAGTAATAAATTTGATAATGTTAACTATGTTGCTCTTAATAAAGAAAATGGTTGTAGATCGAGTTTTAAATCTAGATATGATAATGGTCAATTGTTAATGGTAGATTTCACCGGTTTTCATCCATATCTAGTATCACAACTAATACAGTATAAAGTACCTGATAATGAAACAATCTATGAACACTTAGCAAAACAATATTATAACATTGAATCAGTAGACAAAAAAACCATGGCTAGATCTAAAAAATTAACAATGGTTAATTTGTATGGACAAATAAATAAAAAATATCTTAAAATTCCTTATTTTGAAAAAGTAGAAGAATTGAAAGAAAACTACTGGGTTGATTTTACTAAAAATGGTTATGTTTCTACACCAATATATAAAAGAAAAATTAATAAAAACCATATAACAGATCCAAATAAAAACAAATTATTTGCTTATATAATTCAAGCAACAGAAACTGAATATGGATTGAATGCATTAAATAATGTTATTAAATATGTTGTTGGTAAAGATATTATACCCATTCTGTATGTGTATGATTGTATTGTTTTTGATATAAAAAATTGTGACATACATAATTCTAATATACGAGATGTAATTAATATTATCCAAAGCAATAGGTTTAAAGTAAAAGTTTATATGGGAAATAATTACAATGAATTGAAATTAGTTGATTTATAGTACTATTTATAATAGATGAACTTTACTTCAATTATAAATGATGTTTGTTGTGATAGTAGAATTAAGGATGGCATAGTCAAACTTGATGATGCTAATCACGTATTTGTGTTACAAGAATATTTAGAAAAAGCTGGTTATGATATTAATGAAATTGTAGAAAAAACATCTACTTTATTTGAAGCTGGTAGATTTCCAGAACGACAGGCTTATAATAAAGATGGAATATTAGTTACATTTCCTACAAAAGAATATCGTGATAAAGCTGTAAATAAAGGAACACATTTTGCTGAAAATCCTAAAAAGAATACTGGAACATTATATGCTCCTGGTACAACTGGGGATTTATCAACTGCTGATATTGAAATGGACGATTCTCAATCTGTAGAAGATGATGAAATTGAAATTAAAGATAAAGAAGATGTAGATGTAAAAGATGATGAAGAGGATAATGAAGAAGACAGTGTATCACTAGATCAAGAATTAGATAAAAAAGTTACTGGTGATGATAATGTAGATAATAGAACACGCAAAGAAAAATTTCAAGATTCAGAAGCAGTAGATTACATTTTAACAAATGATCCACTTCAAAATTATTCAGTAAATGAAGACGTAGTTTTTTATACAATTGATGAAGCTAAAGAATTGGGATATACCAACATGGGTTTATTATGGTTTGATGAAACCAATAAATTAGTTGGAGAACAATTATATTCTGAACAATATGGCGAACCATTAATTTACATGACTGAAGCACCGGGTTGTAATGCTCAAAAAATGGAAATATTTATAGATCAAGAATTAAATAATATAAATTCAAATGATCAAACAGCAAAAATTATAGCTGACACATTAAGAAAAAAAGATAAAATATCAAAAAGTCAAGAATTAGGAAGTAAAACATGTCCTATATCAAATGTGTATTTTTCTCAATTAAATAAAACTTCAAAAACAGATTTGGTTTTCAATAATGATAAACGAGTCAGTATGAAGTATGAAATTGCACAATTGTGTAGCGCTCAAAATTTAGAAATGAATTCTGTAATTTCAGCAGTACTAACTGAAAATAAAACAGAATCGAAAGTTTTAAAAGACATAAGTTCGTTTATTATGGATGGACTTAAAAAAGATTTTTATATTGGCCTGAAAAAAGAATTAAAAGATAATTTACATAAATCTTTAACTAACGCAATTAAATCGGGAGACGAATCGGAATTAGTATCTATTACATCTAATATAGAAAATGTTCTCACGAAAAATAAAAAATATTTAGAAGACGGTGTTTTACCTATAAATGTAAATACTGTACTTGCTAAATTAAATAATATATTTACAAACCCACAACTTAGACACCAATTAATAGAAGAATTAGCAACTGGGAAAAGACGATTCCAACAAGGAAAGGCAGATTTTTCAGCTATTTGTATAGCAGATTATATGATGACTTGGAATTGTACGGGACAGTACAAACTTTATACTGTAGATCAGTTTATTGATCAAAATCAAAATAATATTAATTTTAGATTTTCGAATAGAGGTGGCGTTCGTGGAATATCACTAAGAGGAGATATTAAAACTAGATTAGAGGAAACAAATCTAGATGAGATATCTTTATCTTCAATTAAAGATAGTTTATCTTCTTTATTGTCATCTGATATATTAGAATTGATAAAAACTTTATCAGAAAAAGGAAAACAGTATTTTAATAAAATGTGGCAAAAAATTAAAAGCATGTTTAGTGAAATATTAGAATATATTTCTAAAATTGGTAGAATAATTGCTGCTTACATTGAAGAAGGATACTTGCAAGTTATGGAATTCTTAGGATTTGAGTCACAAGGGTTTGGTAAATGGAAATGGCAGTCTCCTATTGGTGGAGATAGTGAAATGACTGAAAACTAATATGATGATACAGAAACAATTACTTTGCACATTCACGGATAGTAGTAAATATCAAGATGTCATAGAGAAAATTACAAATGTCTACGAGTTGATTGATAATAGATTATTTGTATTTGCTAATGAAAAAAATTTACGAGAATTGTATTTAACTTTTAACATTGAAAAAAAATCTAACAATAAAGTTAAATATCCAAACACTATCAGTGTACATAGAAAAAAACAAACAAATACATTGTATACGTTAAATGCAATGAATAGATTGATTGAAGACGAAAACGAAGGTGTTTTTGATAAAACTTATCAATTAAACTGGGAACTTTACAAAAATTCAATTATTTTGATAAATGATATTGGAGTAAAAATTGTTCCATTAAAATTGTTTTCTATCATAAATCTATGATATTTATTTTAACCTTGACTCAAAGCAAATATACTGTATATTGAGTTCAAGGTAAAAAATTGTTATATCGCTTGATTTGAGTGAATCAAGTTTATTTAACTAATTAACCAATTAAACACTTAAAATAATTAAAGAATTATGGCATTAAATATATCTCAATTAAAAAATCGTTTGAGTGCTCTCTCAAACCAAGGCGGCGATAAGAAATCAAATCTTATTTGGAAACCAAAACCTGGAAAACAAGTTGTACGAATAGTACCTTATAAGTTTAACCCAGAAAACCCTTTCATCGAACTCAAGTTCCATTATAATCTAAATGGTAAGACTTACCTCTCACCTGATAGTTTTGGACGTCCTGACCCCATTGTGGAGTTCTCTAACCGTCTTAAAAAGACTGGTTCAAAAGAAGATTGGCAAATGGGTCGAAAAATGGAACCAAAGCTTAGGACATTTGCTCCAGTACTAGTACGTGGCGAAGAATCCGAAGGTGTTAAGTTTTGGGGATTTGGAAAGACTGTTTATCAAGAACTTATTGATGTATGTTTGGATCCAGAATATGGAGACATTACTGATCCAGCACAAGGTCGTGATATTACAGTGGAATTCAAAACAGCAGAAGAAGTTGGAAAAAGTTTCCCTGAAACAACTGTTCGTGTTAAGCCAAATACTAGTCCGGCAGTTGATCCAAAAAATAAAGATTCCATGGAACTTCTTAAAAATCAATCCAATATTCTTGATATGTTCCCAGAACTTTCATATGAAGAACTCAATGAAGTGATGGATGCATGGTTGAATCCAGATGATGCTGATGAAGAAAGTATTGAATCAGTTGAAACGGAGACTTCCGAAGAAGTTGTTGAAACTCCGGCTGAAGAACCAAAAGTTACTAGAAAGTCTAAAAAATCCGTTGTGGCATCACCTAGTGCTGCTGCTTCTAAGAAATCTTCAATGACCGATGATGTTTCAAAGGCCTTTGACGATTTATTTAACTCTTAAAAATAAATAAAGCCGCTGAGGGCACAATGCCCTTAGTGGCTTTTTAGTTATAAAAATATATGCCTAAAAAATCAAATAGTAAAACTAAGTCTTCTAATAGAGATGAACTTTTAGATTTACTTCAATCCGAGTTAAATAAAGCTAATAAGGGAGGAGGTAAAATTGCTTATACGTTAAATGAAGAAGATAACCCTACTGATGTAAGTGAGTGGATCAGTACAGGTTCATCTATACTCGATTTAGCTATTAGTAACAGACCACATGGTGGATTGCCAGTGGGAAGAATGGTAGAGTTCAACGGATTAGAAGGTACTGGAAAAAGTCTTATATCTGCACATGTTGTTGCAGAAACACAAAAGAAAGGTGGAGTAGCAGTTTTAATTGATACTGAAAATGCTGGTTCCCCAGACTTTTGGAAAAGTTTAGGAGTAGATCTTGAAAAAATGTTGTATGTTCAATGTGAAACAGTTGAAGACATTTTTGAACAAATGGAAAAAATCATTACAATTGTTAGAAAATCTAATAAAGATAGAATTTTAACAATTATTGTTGATTCCGTTGCGGCTGCTTCTACAAAGATTGAATTGGAGAGTGATCATGGTAAAGATGGATTTGCTACTGGTAAATCTATTATTATTTCAAAAGCTATGAGAAAAATCACCAATATGATCGGTAAACAAAAAGTATTAACAATTTTCACCAATCAATTACGTCAGAATCTAAATGCTATGGCATTTGGAGATAAGTACGTTGTTAGTGGTGGAAAAGCACTTGCTTATCATTGTAGTGTACGTGTTCGACTTAATAATAGTGGAAAGCTCAAGAAAGGTACTGATGTTATTGGAAATGAGTGTAAAGCTGTAGTTGTTAAAAATCGAATGGGTCCACCACAAAGAACAGCTAATTTTGAAATTTATTTCGATAGTGGTATTGCCGACTATAGTAGTTGGATCAAGGTTATGAAAACAAATAACATCGTTAAACAAGGCGGTGCTTATTACACTTATACAAAAAATGATGGATCGGATTGGAAGTTTCAATCTAAAACATTTATAAGTGAACTACAAAAAGATGCAAGTCTTAAAGAAGAAATTTATACTAAGATTTGTGATGCTGTTATAATGAAATATAAAGATCCAAATAGTAAAATAGTTGAAGATGCTGAAGTTTCAACTGACGAAGAAGAAGATACTGCTACGTAATAAAATGAGTGCGTTTACTTCCAACGAAAAGAAAAGACTGTTTTCTCTTTTTGAAAACGTCAAAGAGGAAGACAGAGTTAGCGGTCTTAATGTTACCGCTGACTCTGGTATCCTCATTGTTGATGGATTGAATACATTTATTCGATCCTTCATGGCTGTTCCATCTATGAATGATGATGGAATGCATACTGGTGGCATTGCTGGATTCTTAAAAAGCGTAGGATACGCTATCAAATTATTGAAACCAACTAAAGTCATTGTAGTATTTGATGGCCATGGTGGTAGTCAGAAACGTAGAAAAATTTATCCAGATTATAAACGAGGTAGAAAAACTAAGATTAGATTTAATAGAACTTATCAAGAAATTTCTAGTACAGATATTGAAGATAAAAATTTAAGAATAGAATTGTTAAGATTAATAAATTATTTAGAAGTTCTGCCAGTAACATCAGTGTCAGTTGATAACATAGAAGCAGATGATACAATTGCTTATCTATGTAGAGATACGTTTAAAGACAAACACGTCACTATCATGTCATCTGATAAAGACTTTCTACAATTAGCAAGTGATAAAGTTAATATTTGGAGTCCCACAAAGAAAAAAATATTTGGATGTAAAGAAATTTTAGACGAGTATGGCATTACATGTAATAACTTTATTTATTACAGAATTATGGAGGGAGATACTAGTGATAATATCCCAGGCATAAAAGGTGCTGGATTAAAAACTATTTTAAAAGCATTTCCATTTTTAGCTGAAGAAAAAGAAGTTTCTTTACAAGAATTGTATAACTATTCTGAAAACAATAAATCTAAGTATAGAATTTACGAACGTGTTTTAGATGAAAAGTTAACAATGGAAAGAAACTTTGATTTGATGCAGTTAAAAGACACCCAGATTCAAAGCTTTACTCAATTACGAATCGAAGAAATCCTACAAAAACCTATTCCACAACTTAATAAGTTAGCATTTAGCAAACTTATTAATGAAGATAAAATGTGGAATAACCTGCCTAACTATATTGTATGGCTCAACGAAACTTGGGCACGTGTAAATAGTTTTGTAATGTAAATTTTCAAAACCTAAAAAAAAGAGTTGATTATGCTACGCATGAAGTGTAGCATGTCGCTTATAAATTACAAACATATGGAAGATAAAATTATTATAGACAATTTGAAGAAATTTGGAAATGAATTCCAAATTAAGTGTATTTCTGGATTAGTATCAGACAGACCATTTATTGAAAGATTATCTGATATTCTAGAACCTGAATTTTTTGAAAGTGATGCTCACAAGTGGATTGTTAAAAATAGTATTAAATACTTTAATGAATATAGAGATTTACCATCATTAAATGTTTTTAAAGTAAGATTAGAAAGTGTCACAAATGAAGCACTGAAAGTCAGTATTGTTAATAATTTAAAAGTTATCTATCAAAAGATGAATGATGGAGATTTAACTTTTATCAAAGAGCAATTTCTTGAATTCTGTAAAAATCAAAAGTTAAAGAATGCTATCAATGAGAGTGTTGATTTATTAGTTACTGGACAATATGAAAAAATTAAAAGTAAAGTTGATGAAGCACTAAAAGCTGGAATGGAAAGAAATATTGGTCATGATTATGAGTTGGATGTAGATAAACGAATGACAGTCATGGCAAGGGATTCTATCAAAACAAATTGGGAAGTTATTGATTCCATTATGGATGGTGGACTCGCACCAGGTGAATTGGGGATTGTAACTGCTTGTGCTGGTTCTGGTAAAAGTTGGGTATTAGCAAAATTAGGTGCTGAAGCTATGAAACAAGGAAAAAATGTTTTACATTTTACTCTAGAGTTAAATGAAAATTATGTGGGTTTGAGATATGACAGTTGTTTTACCGGAATTGATTTTCAAAATATTCGTAATAACATAGATGTTGTAAAACAGAAAATTGAATCAGTATCTGGAAAATTAAAGATCAAATATTTTCCAATTAAAACAGTATCCGCTCATAGTCTTAAAGCTCATTGTGAAAGAATTCATACATTAGGTACTAAAATTGATTTGATTATTGTAGATTATGCTGATATTCTAAGGCCAATTCATAGTGAAAGAAACAGTAACAGTTATAGTGAAGCTGGTGGCATTTATGAAGAGTTGAGAAGTATCGCGGGAGAACTTCAAGTTCCTATTTGGAGTGCGTCTCAAAGTAATAGGGCTGCTATGGACGCTGACATTATTGAAGCTAATAATATTGCTGATAGTTATCGTAAAATTATGACGGCTGATTATGTCATGAGTCTTAGTAGAAAAGTTACTGATAAAGTAAATAACACTGCTAGATTTCATATTATTAAAAATAGATTTGGTCCTGATGGTTTGACGTTCCCAAGTAAGATGAATGCTGGGTGTGGACAGATTGAAATTTACAGTGATTCATCACGTGAAGGAATGGCACTTCAAAACGAAATGATGGATGGCGAAAATCAAGTTAAAAAGGTATTAAAAAATAAATGGAACGCACACAATACTGACGATGAATTTGAGGATTAATGTGTATTTTTGATAACAATAAAACAGCTAATAAAAAAGTTAAAAAATTTCACTAAATGAGGTAAGATACATTTTTTTGAGTCATAGTTATTAACTACCGACTAGTGATTTTGGTATATGAAAAAAGATATTTTTATTAAAAAAAGAAGCGGATCTGTTGAGAAGTTTAGTGCAGACAAAATTAATAGAGTGCTACAGTGGGCTACTGATGGTATAAAGGGCGTTAGTTTTGAAGAAGTTGCTATGAATGCTCATCTTAATTTCTTTGATGGCATGACATCAAAAGACATTCATTCAATGTTGATTGAAGCGGCTTCGAATTTGATTACAGAGGATAAATCAAATTATCAGTTTGTTGCTTCACGATTATTGAATTATCAGTTAAGAAAAGAAGTTTGGGGTGGTAAAAACCCGCCAAAATTGTATGATATCGTCAAAGAAAACACTAAATTGTTGATATACGACGAAGATATTCTAGAATGGTATTCAAAACAAGAATTTGATAAATTAGATGAATACTTAAAACACGATAGAGATTTTCTATTTTCATATGCTGGAATTAAACAATTATGTGACAAATATTTAGTTCAAAATAGATCAATAAAAAAAATATATGAAACGCCACAGTTTGCTTATATGTTAATTGCTATGACGTTTTTTAAAGATTATAAAGAACGTAGAATAGAATTAGTCAAAAAAGCATACACCTATTTCAGTAAACATAAAATCAATTTACCTACTCCAATTATGGCTGGTGTTAGAACTCCTATGAAGAGTTATGCTAGTTGTTCGCTATTTACTGTCGATGATACACTGAAAAGTATTTTTAGTAATAATAGTGCTGTTGGTTTTGCTACAGCTAGTAGATATGGTATTGGACTAAATTTATCTAGATTGAGAGCTACGAATTCTCCTATTAGAAATGGAGAAGTTATTCACACCGGTCCAATCCCATTTGCCAAAACATTTGAAAGTACTGTGAAAAGTTGTCATCAAAATGGTATTCGTGGCGGAAGTGCAACTGTAAACTTTTCATGGTTTCATTATGATATATTGGATATTTTAGTTCTTAAAAACAATGCTGGTACAGACGATAATCGTGTTCGTAAATTAGATTACTGTATTGGTATGGATAAAGTTTTGTTTGAAAGATTTTTAAAGAATCAAGAAATTACTTTATTTAGTTATCACGAATGTCCAGAGTTATGGGATAACTTCGGTCTTGAAAATTTTAAAGAGCTATATGAACAAGCAGAAAATAATAAGAATATAAAATTTAAAAAGAAAATTAGTGCTAGAGAATTAATGATGATGTTGTCTAAAGAACGTCTAGAGACTGGGCGTATTTATACAATGTTTATAGATCATGCAAATTCTCATGGAAGTTGGATAGAACAAGTAGATACAAGTAATTTATGTTTAGAAGTAAATCATCCACTTATTCCAATTAACGATGTTAATGATCCAGATGGAGAAATTGGTGTTTGTATTCTTGCTGCTGTTAATTGGTTAGAAATTAAAGATGATACTGAGATGAAAAATGTTTGTGAAGTAATTGTTAGAATGTTAGATTCTTTAATTGAACATCAAGATTATTTTGTACCTGCTGCTGAAAATTTTGCTAAGAAACGTAGAAGTCTTGGAGTAGGGGTTAGTAATTTGGCCGCACTATTAGCGAAAGAAGGTGTAAAATATTATGACGATGAAGCTCCAAATATTGCTGCTAGGTGGATGGAAAAACAAAGTTACTATCTAATCAAAGCGTCAGTTAAAATGGCAAAAGAAATGGGTGTATGTGAGAAGTTTGAAAAATCCAAATTTAGTAAAGCCATTTTGCCAATTGATACATACAAACCTGACATAAATGAATTTATTACAGAACCATTAAATATGGATTGGGAATCTCTCAGAGAAGAAATAAAAAAACATGGAATGAGACACTCCACACTAACCGCATGTATGCCGGTTGAATCTAGTAGTGTTATTCAAAGTTCTACTAATGGTATTGAACCACCACGTAGTTTAATCAGTTTTAAGGGAAGTAAAAGTAATATTTTACCTGTTGTAGTTCCTGGTATAGAAAAATTTAAACAAAATTATACATTTGCTTTTGATATGCCAGACAATGATGGTTATTTAAAAGTAGCAGCTGCTATACAAAAGTTTACAGACATGAGTATTAGCACTAACACTTATTATGTACCATCTCGTTATCAAAATAATAAAGTTCCAGTTCAAGAAGTTATAAAAGATATGTTATTGGAAAACAAGAATGGTATAAAAATTTTGTATTAGGCAAATCCCGCCGAGGGAGAAAAACAAACTGTAATGAACGCAGGTGATGCTAGCATTGAAAATCAAATTATAGAAGAATCGGGATGTGCTGGTGGTGCTTGTGCCTTATAACAATTAATATATGAAAACTGTGCTAAATAAATCGAATATTGACCAACTGAAGAATCCGATGTTTTTCGGAGATGATTTATCTTTACAAAGATATGACCTAATTAAGTATCCAAAATTTTATGATCTTTATGATCAACAACTTAATTTCTTTTGGAGACCACAAGAAGTTAGTCTGGTAAAAGATATTAGTGACTATAAATCATTATCAAATGAAGAAAGATTTGTATTTGATAGTAATTTAAAATTTCAAACTATGACTGATAGTATGCTTAGTCGCAGTATTCATGAGTTGATGAAACATGTCACAAATTCTGAGTTAGAAATTTGTATGAATACGTGGAGCTTTTTTGAAACGATTCACAGTAATTCTTATACGTATATTCTTCAAAATGTATACCCAGATGCTACAAAGTTTTTCAATAGTATTTTAGAGGATGATCAAATTGTAAAAAGAGCTAAAGCCATTAGTAAAAAATATGATCAATTATTAAACAGTAAAGGAGATGAAAAGCAACAAATGTTTGATGCTATATTAGCAACACAAATAACTGAGGGTCTTATCTTTTATGTGTCATTTGCTTGTAGTTTTTATTTTGGATATCGTGGAAAAATGGAAGGTAACGCTAAAATAATTAAATTTATTTCGAGAGATGAGAATCTCCACGTTGCTATTACTCAAAACATTATGAAAAATTGGGCTAATAATTCATCCGAAGGGTTTCAAGATATTGTTAAAAAGAGTGAGGATAAAGTATATGCTGCTTATGAAATGGCTGTTGAAGCTGAAAAAGATTGGGCAGACTATTTGTTTAGTAAAGGTAGTCTTATAGGACTGACTGCTGAGAGTTTAAAACATTACATTGAATGGTTAGCAAATAATAGATTAACAAGTCTTGGATATAAGAAACTTTACCCACAAACAAAAGTAAATCCATTATCTGGCTGGTTGGATAGTTATTATGACAGTAAAAAACTACAGGTTGCTCCACAAGAAACAGAGCTGAGTAGTTATGTTAAAGGTGTTGATAACACAATAAATGAGGAAGAATTTGCTGATTTTAAATTATAAATAATATTAATTTTTCTTATTCATATTCTATTTATATGTAGAAAGATTATGAACAATAGAGTTAAATTAAAAAAAGCTATTAAAAAACTCGTACAAGAAGTAATTCAGGAGAAGACCACTGCTGTTGATAGAACGTGGGATTCTATGATGGAAACACTTTCTAAAGAGATTAAAAAGCCTATAATGTTAGATGATGCTGGTAATTACAATATTTGTGAATGTGAACCACATCATATTAGTTTAAGACCTATTGTGCATGACGTATTTGATCTTCTTTATATAAAAGACGGTGTTCAAAGACAAAAAGTTTTATTCGTACCCTTCGAAGACGTACAGAAGTATGTAAATGAATGGTTAAAATCGAAAGATCTTAATTATGTTGATAATTCATACGAAAGATGTGTAGACAACAGTAAAGATAAAGAAGGTGGAAGTAAAGCGAATAAACAATCCGATGATTTAACAGTTGATCCTGAGAAAGATTATGCTCCTGTTAAAAACATAAAAGCGGAGGATGAGAATCCTAAAGAAGATGATCCTACAGAACCAATGAGAGATGTAGGTGAGTTTGAAAAACAAATTGATTATAAATCCAAAAAGCCTAGTTATGAACCACCCAAACTACCAAAAAGCTTGAATAAATTAGTTGTAAAGTATTCTAAAGTAAATGGCAAACCGAGAAAAAGGTAGATGTAGTTTGTGTTATGTCGAACGAGGAATTCAACCCAAATAGTTACGACGCAGTTTTAGGAGGAATCAAAAGTGAACTTCAAAATATAAACACGTCTTTAACTCATTTAGAAGATAACCAAGGGGAGTTACATGAAAGAATTAGTGGCTTAGATGATAAAGTCACAAAAAATGTTACGAATGTTAATAATAAAGTTATTGCATTGGAATATTTTAAAAATTATCTTATGGGAGCAGTCGCAGTATTTAGTAGCGTTGCTTCCTATTTTTTTGTAAAGTTCTTTGGCGAAAAATAATAACTTATGTATGAATACAATTGTAAGTTGTTAAAAATAGTAGATGGTGATACTATTGATGTATTAATTGATTTAGGATTTCATATATATATAAAAGAACGTGTTAGGTTATATGGCATAAATGCGCCTGAGTGTAGAACAAGAAATTTAGAAGAAAAAAAACGAGGTATTGCTTCAAAAAATCGCTTGAGAGAAATTATAAGATCATTTGGTAAAAACTTCATTATAAAAACAATATTTGACAAAAAAGGTAAATATGGTAGAATATTAGGTGAAGTATATGATGTAGATAAAAAAAATTGTGCGAATAAAATACTTTTAAATGAAGGTCACGCAGTAGAATACTTTGTTACCCCCAAAAAATTAACTAAAAGAAAGGTACACAAATGAAAAAACTAATTATTGGTGTTATTTTAACATCTTTGTTAATCACACAGCCTGTAGCAAATGCAGGTGATAAAGAATGGGCAGTTGCTGGAAAAATTCTAACCGGGTTATTTGTTTTAGATAAAATTGTAACACCTCAACCTACAGTAGTATATACACAACAACCAGTAGTAGTGCAACAACAACCAGTAGTGGTGCAACAACAACCAGTGGTGGTGCAACAACAACCAGTGGTGGTGCAACAACAACCAGTGGTGGTGCAACAACCTCCAGTTATAATACAACAACCTCCGGTGGTTTATCAACAAATTGTTCCATCATATTATAGTCAATTTGCTCCATCTTGTTCAGTTGGCCGAAGATCTTCTTCAATTATTTTTCATTTTGGAAGTAGAGCTTCTTATAATAGGGAATGCACTCCAAGAAAACGACGATAAGTCAATATTTTCTTTAACTAAAAGAATCTGTCTAAACGGACAGATTCTTTTTTTATTTGCCATTGACATTTTTTTAAAATCGCATAATATGCTTTTATGGTTAAAAAGAAATCTTCCGATACGTCAAAAAATATAACTAAATCTAAGAATTTTAATATGAAAAAATACTTGGATGAATGTATTGATCTAAGACCATCATCTCTTATTATGGATGATATCAAATGGAAATATCTAGTACGGTCTGCTTTACGTGGAAAGAATATTCTCATGCTTGGACCTACTGGATGTGGTAAAACACTTGCTGCTCAAACAATTGCTAATGTTTTAGGAAAAGACTCTAATTTCTTTTATTTTAATTTGGGTGCTACACAAGACGCCCGTGCTTCATTGATTGGAAATACTCATTTTGATAAAACCACAGGTACATTTTTTAAAGAATCTAGTTTTGTTAAAGCAATTCGGACACCAAATGCAATCATTCTGTTAGATGAAATTAGTCGTTGTCATCATGATGGGGTAAACATTTTAATGACAGTATTAGATGATCTTCAAAGGTATTTACGTCTTGATGAAAAAGAAGATAGTGAAATTGTAAATGTTGCTGAAGGAGTTACATTTATTGCCACGGCTAATGTTGGGAATGAATATACTGCTACTAGAGTTATGGATCGGGCTCTTTTAAGTAGATTTCCAGTAAAAATTGAAATGGATCCTCTCAAAAAGGATAAAGAATTTTCTCTCTTAAAAGAACGTTTTAACATTACTGATGAAGAAAAATTAGAAACACTTGAAAATATATGTGACATTGCGGAACATACACGCAGTCAAGTGAAATTAGAAGAAAGTAAGATTACAAATTTTATTCCAACTCGTACTACAGTTGAAATTGCTGAACTTATTGTAGATGGATTTTCATTGATAGAAATTGCTGAAACCACTATATATCCAAATTTCAGTGATGATGGTGGTGTTGATAGTGAACGAACATACATGAAACAGTTGATTCAAAAATATATTAAAACAACTGATGAAGAGTTGTATTCAGATCCTACAAATGAAACTAATGTTCCTTTTTGAGAAAAATGAATAACTCCACTTCACATAGTGATTTTTGGTTGGAAGATCACAGTATAGATTGGGATTTTGATGATAGTATTGATACATCTCAATCTCAGTGTGATGAAACAGCTAAAATGATTCGATTGTCTGCTGCTAGAAGAGCTATATCGAATTATGTATCAATTTTAACCAATAAAAACATACCTGTGTTATTTAACAACAATAATAACAGTATGACAGATGGAAAAACTGTATATATTGGTGCTGATGCTAATGATAAAAAACAATTTGACGTTTCTGTTGGATTGGCATTACATGAAGCAAGTCATATACGTTATTCTGATTTTGAATTATTTAAACAGATTTGGCAATTAGTTCCACGTGAAATTACTAAACTGGGGAAAGCTGTTAATGTTTCCAGAGAAGAAGTAATGGATTTACTTAAAACAATTACCAACATTGTTGAAGACAGATACATTGATCATACTGTTTATTATAGTGCTCCAGGCTACAGAGGATACTATCAATCATTATATGATAAATACTTTAATGCTAAAGTTGTCGATGATGGATTGAAAAGTGAAATGTATCGAGTACCTAGTGTTGATTCATATTTGTTTAGAATCATCAATATTACAAATCATTGTACTGATTTAACAGCATTGCCTGGGTTATTTCAAATTGCTAAGATTTTAAATTTGTCAAATATAGATAGATTAAAAACTCCTAAACGTCGATTTGAAGTGGCATGTGAGATAGTAAAAGTTATATTAAAAAATATAGATGAATATCTTTCTAAGGATAAAATTGATAATTTAGAATCAGATAATGGAAATAAATCTACTGGTGAAAAAGATGATTCGAAAATGGAATCAGAGACTTTTTCAATTTTTGAAGATATTAAGAATAATTCTGATGATATTGACGATATCTTAGGAGGAGATTCAACCAATGTGAATTCCTCAGAAGATAAAGATCCAATTTCAGATATTGGAGATGACGAAAAGTTGTCTAATAATAAAAAGACTAAACTATCAAAAGCATTTAGTAAACAAAAAGATTTTTTAGATGGTAAAGTAAAACGAAAAAAAGTTTCAAAAAGAGAAAATGATTTATTAGATATTTTAGAAAAAAGTAAGATTGATTTAGTAGACGTTGGACAAACATATATAGCAGACCAGTATTCAATACCAAATGGTTCTGTTGAATGTATTTTGGTTAAGAATATGACAAAAGATTTAATTATGTCTGAAGATTTTCCATTGAGTTCACGAATATACAAATATTCAAATTATCAAGTTAATGATAGAATTAACACAAGAATGGTATCTGTTGTAAACTCTGGTATTTCGATGGGTATTAAGCTTGGAAAACGTCTTCAATTTAGAAATGAAGTTAATGTTGAAAAATTTTCAAGACGAGATACTGGCAAAATTGATAAACGATTGATTAATGAATTGGGATATGATATTGAAAATATTTTTTACAATAATACCGTAAGTAAATATAAGAAAATGCACTTTCATATTTCTATAGATGCTAGTAGTAGTATGACAGGTGGTAAGTGGGAAAAAACAATAAAACTATCTACTGCTATTGCTAAAGCTGCTAGTATGTTGGAAAATATAAGAGTTAGTATTAGTTTAAGAGCTACATATAATAAAAGTTGTTATGTTGTGATAGCGTATGATTCTAAAAAAGATAAATTTATTAAGATTAAAAATTTATTTCCATTTTTAAATCCAATAGCTACTACACCAGAAGGTTTGGCATTTGAGGCAATACTAAAAGTTTTACCTATAGAGTCAAGTAATTCTGAAAATTACTTTATTAATATTAGTGATGGAGAACCAAATTTTACTTTTAATGATAATAAAACTAAAAATCAATTAACATATGGAGGTATGCAAGCTGCTAAACATACAAAGATGCAGTGTAATAAAATAAGAAAAATGGGTTATAATATAATTTCTTATTTTGTTTCTGAAAGAGATGGTGATTGGAGTAATGTACGTTGTTACGGCGGATATTCATCAAGGGAGTTATTCAAACAAATGTATGGAAATGATGCTATTTTCACTAATGTTGATAGTTTAAATCAAATTGTAAAAACATTAAATAAAAAGTTAATCGAAAGTATTGACATATAATATATTTTATGTTATATTTTTTAAAAGTGTATTAAAGAAAGGTAAATATGAATATAAAAAAAACTGATAGAAAAAATAAAACTAATTTAACTGTTTCTTGGCCTGATAAAATTTTTACCATTGAAGAGTTAAATAATCATAATAAAGAGTTTATTAATATCACTCTTAGAGTTAGATTGAAAAATGCTATTTCTAATAATGAAGTATCGGAAGTAGGATATTTGCACAATGGTAAGGGTCGTCCACGACTGGTACTTGCTTATGGAAATATTACTCAAGAACACATTGCTCAGGCTAAAGATCGAGGTGTAATTCTAAAAAGTGATCTTAGTATTAATGTTATGTCTTCTTCTACATTAACTGAAAAAGTAACTACTGTGTTCAATGAAGTTAATCATGTGGTAACAAATTAATATCATATATTATGAGACCAAAGTGGACTTAATTTCAAAGGTCCACTTTTTTCTTTTGCATAAAAATAAATGGATGCTTTCGGCATATGTTTTTTGATATTTCTAATAATACCCTCACACATATTCCAACTCCCAGTATATAACGGAAAATCAAAATTACTATCAAATATTGAAAAAGAAATAGTTGATGTTTCTATTACATAGAAATTTTTTTCTTTTGGGTTGATTTTTTTAAACTTCATGGTAAAATGCTATTAAATATAAATATGGACACGTTACAAGAATTTTTTGGAATTGAGAAACAAGATTTCGATTATGATGAAAATAAAAGAAAACTAGTAGACAACCTAGATTTCTTGAAATCAATGTCTGTAGAAGAACAAACTTTCTATAAAAAGTGGGTGGAAGTTCAATCTTTAGATAAATATATGGATAAATCTATTATTGCTAAAAATAAAATATGGACTCCTACCGATTTAAATGATGAAAAACGAACCATAAAAGAAATAGAAGAAATTAATCCAACGGTTGTCTATGTTAAAAATAAAACTAATTTAGATACTGATTGGATTATGATGAGAACATTTGTTCACACAATGGCGTATGATCAAACTCCAGGTAGATTTATTAAATTATTAGTTACAGATGGTAATAAAAGTAACCCACGTTATTTAGGAGCAATTAGTATGTCTAGTGATGTAATTACTATTACTGATAGGGATAAATACATAGGATGGACATCAGATCAAAAATTAAAAGATAAAAAACTTAATAACAGCGCTATTGGAAGTTGTATTATGGCTACACAACCATTTGGATACAATTTTCTTGGTGGAAAATTAGTAGCTGCTTTAGTTACTGGAGAAACTGTAAGAAACCTTTGGAAAGAATTATATGGTCAAGTATTAGCTGGAATCACTACAACTAGTCTATATGGAAGTTATAGTATGTATAACAGTTTAAAGTGGTGGCATAAATGTGGTACCAGTGCTGGTAAAATGTCTATTAAACCAGACGACGATGTATATAAGATATGGCATGACTGGATCAAAGAAAATAAAAGTGAGAAATATACTCAAGTATTAACTCAAAAAGAAGGTGTATCTGGTCCAGTAACTGGAGCTAAAAATCGAGTATTAAATATGATTTTTTCACAGTGTGGTATAAAATCTTCAAATTATGTACATGGATTTGAACGGGGTACTTATTATGCTTGTCCATACACCAATAGCAAAGAATTTTTAAGAAATGAAATAGATGAAGAAAAATTAGTGTTAAATCCAAAATACACTGAAAATTCTATTGTTAGTTGGTGGAAAAATAAAGCTATTTCTAGATATAAAAATCTCAAAGATTCTAATAGATTAAAGCCCAATATTCTTTATTATAATAAAATGATGGGTATTTCATATGAAGAATGCAAAAATATGTATTTTGGTGAGGTAGGACGTTGATGTTTTTACTATTTATTATGGTAAGAACATGGGAAAAGTTAAAAATCCATATATAGATTATACGTTTGCGGATAGATATCAAAGATTTGTATCTAATTTACTTTTATTTGCTTCATCAAACAAACTACCTGATGCTATAGATAATAGTCCCAATGATATATTTACAGGTAATCAAGGAGACTTAATAACTAAATTTGGTAACCAAATTTTTTACAGAAAAACATCAGATGCCGATTTTGTTTCTTTATCAGAAAACTTTCCTTCGCTAACAGAAGAAACCGCTTACCTTTTAAATCAAGGGTTAAATAAATATGCTACTTGGGTAAAAACATCTGACTCTGAAAAATCTTGGAAATTAATAGGATACAGTTGTGCAATTGCTGGATTAAATTGTTGTTTTGTTAAAGTAAGTGCAACTCCAAGTGTAAGTGTTAGTTCAACGCCAAGTATAAGCATTACACCATCTATAACACCAACTATTAGTATTACATCTAGTACTACACCATCTATAAGTGTAACTCCAAGTGAAAGTGTAACACCAAGTGTAAGTGCTACACCAAGTATAAGTGTGAGTAACACACCAAGTGTTAGTGTCACACCAAGTATTAGTGTTACACCAAGCGAAAGTGCTACACCGAGTGTTAGTGCTACACCAAGTGCTAGTACACCTAATGGAACTGTAACACCAACTATCAGTGTAACTCCAAGTGAAAGTGTTACACCAAGTCCTAGTGCTACACCAAGTAGGAGTGTAACACCAAGTAGGAGTGTAACACCAAGTAGGAGTGTAACACCAAGTAGGAGTGTAACACCAAGTAGGAGTGTAACACCGAGTGTTAGTACTACACCTACT